TCAGGGTTCGTCTGCCGTGCGGATCAGGTCGGCGTCGCCCGGGTCGGCCGGTTCCGGCGGGACCGCGCCCAACACGATGATCGCGGCGCGCAGTTGCCGTACGTACCGGCGCAGCGCCCGTACGAGCCGGGTCTGCTCGCCCGCCAGATCGGCCAGGGACTCCAGCGCCGTCCCGGCCGCCGCCTCCGCCGGGTCTCCGCGCCCCCGGGAGATCCACGCCACCGCGACCGCGACCACGCCGCCCACCAGGACGTTGGCGAAGCTGACCAGCTCAGATCCCATGGCGGCCGCCTCTCTCGGGCCCGGACGCCGCGGCCAGCCTGCACCGCACCAAGCTCAACTCGCGGCGCTGGGCGAGGATCTTCCGCGTCGCCGCCGCCAGGATCGCCAGCAGGCCCGGCGTCACCGCCCAGGTGATGCCGGAGTACCAGCCCTGCGGGTACGCGTCCACGGCACGCGCCGTGGTGTAGGCGAGCGCCCACCACGCGGGCGGGGCCGCCGCCGCGCCCCACCCCCACCAGTCCCTCCGGCCGGGCCGGGTCGCGGCCACGACGGACAGGGCGCCGGAGGTGATCCACACGGCGCCCCACCCGGCGATCGGCATGATGTTGGTCAGGGCCTCGACGCCGCGTACGGTCCCGTACCGCGGGTCCTCGACGAGGCCGATGCCGTAGTTGATCCAGCCGAGCCCGCACAGCAGGAGGGCGGCGCCGCGGTAGCTCAGGCGGTGCCCCAGCCGCCGTACCGCCGCCCGCACGTCACACCCCCCGCGTACGGCGGGGGGTGTGCTTCGCACCCCATCCGGCGACGCCGGTGATGGCGGCCGGGACGAGCGCGAGCACGAACGGTTCGAGGACGTCCGGGAGGCTGCTGACCAGCCCGGCGTTGTCCTGGACGGCGGTGAGCATCGCGAGCAGGCCGGTACTCCCGAGGTACGCGGCCGCCGTGCTCGCCTTGACCTTGGTCTCGATCGGTTCGGACATGGGGTTCTCCTTCAGTCGACGAGGTCGAAGCCGTGCTTGCGGCCGAGCTTGGTGGCGGAGTCGCGGCCGGGGATGCCGTCGGCGCCCTCGCCCGGCTTCCGGCCGCGGTAGCCCAAGCGCTCCTGCCACTCGGACGTCGCGGTCAGGGTGGCCGTGCCGAAGTGGCCGTCCAGGAGCTGCTTGGCGAGGAGGCCCTCATCGACGAGCGCCGCCTCATACGTACGGACACCGGAGTAGGTGACGGGCTGGCCCTTCGCCTTCGGGTTGGAGCGGGCGGCGGCGACCAGCTTCTTCAGCGACACCTTCGGGCGCTTCGGTGCCGGGAGCTGCGGCCGCGGCGTCGGCTTGCCCCCGAGTCGTTCCGCGATCCGGTCGCGCATCCCGTCCATGCCGAAGCCACGCGGGTCGACCTTGCCCGGCTGCCACTCCAGATGCCCGAGCACGGATGCGGCACTCCAGCCGTGCGCCCGGCAGAGCGCGGCGGCGGCCTTCTCGATGGCCTCCAGCTGGGCCGCCGGCCACGGGTCCTCGCCGTCCCCGAGGTTCTCGCACTCGAAGCCGTAGAGACGGGAGTTGCCGTCGGTGTTGGCCTCGTCATCGCGCGGCAGATCCCGTTCGGCGATCACCGCGCGCAGTACGTCGTCGTCCCCGAGGCCCGCGTGGTTGGCGCGGCCGTACCCGACGACGTGCACCGTGCCGTCCTTGGTGATGACGCCGTGGCAGAGCGGGCCGGGCAGGCTGGAATAGCCGTCGCGGCAGATGTCGACCGTGCGCTGGGAGCCCTTGGTCACGGTGTGGTGGATCACGACGCCGTGGACCGGGCCCCAGGCGCCCTGCTTGTTGCGGTTGTGCCGCGCGGCGTCCCCGACGACCTTGACGGTGACGCCCTCGTCGCGCATGGCGTCGACGAAGTTGGTGAAGGTGAGCGGTGTGGCCATGATCAGCCCCCTTCCAGGGCAGGGGTGAGCACCCCGGGCCGGTGTGGCGCGGGGAGTTGAGGAGGGGTCAGGCGTACGCGGTGACGTCCACGTACGCGCCCGCCGCGACGAGCAGGGACGCGGTGACGCGCACGGTGAGCCCGGCTGGCGTACGACTGCCCGGCACCACGGTGAGCGCAGCGCGGCCGACGAGCCCGGCCCCGGCGACCGCCTCGACCCGGTAGCTGGCCGACGGCATCGGCGACGACCACGCGACGGGCTGGTCGTAGACCGCGCCGACCGCGATCAGCGGCAGCGGCATCAGCGCGCGGCGCAGCGTCACGGCGGCCGTCTCGGCGGCGGGGATCGCGGCCGGGTAGGCGATGGCCATGCCGGGCATCACGATCGCGCGCCCGTACCCGGCAGCGTCCGTACCGAGGGTCGCGTTCAGCTCGTCGGCCGCTGCGAGCGCGGCGTCGAGGTCGGTGTAGATGTGCGGGGACCCGGCCACGCGGTAGCAGGCCATGACCTGATCACGGGAGAACGCCACGAGTCGCCCCCTCTCAGGCCGCGTAGCCGTACGCCAGCAGGCCCGTGTTCCCGCCGAACGCCGCCGCGGTGAACCCGGCGCCGGAGACGGTGGGCGGGGTCGACATTCCCGTGTTGGTGTCGCCGAAGCCCGGCGCGACGCCGGAGCCTGCGCCCATCGAGCCCTCCCCGGCGATGCTGGGCATGGTCGTGGCCTTCACCATGATCCCGAGGTAGTGCAGGCCCTCGTACGTCGTGGTGTACGAGCTGGCCGTGCCCGCCGTGGTCTGCGCGATCGCGAGGGTCTTGACGGTCGACGCGGCCCACGCCGTCGTGGTCTGGTCGGCGCTGCGGGCGAGGGCCTTGCGGTCCTTGTCGTGCAACGTGAACCAGTAGTTCGTCGGCGTCCCCGCGGCAGTGCCGCCGGAGACGAACGAGATGCTGCTGATGGCCACTCCCTTGGGCAACCACACCGGCACGAGGTACAGCACGCCCGAGGTCATCGCGGCGGACGACGTCCCCACGCGCAGCCGCGAAGTCGTCTCGTACCGGCTCGGCGGGCGCATCGCGTCTTCGAGGGCGCCCTGCCCCGAGTCGAACGGCGACGTCGCGGTGGGCGTCGTCGTGGCGTCCGCGATCGAGCCGGTGTTGCCGTACCGGCGGGCGTCCGTCACGGTGCTGGTGAGGCTGACTCCGGCGAGCGTCGTGCCCTTCGCTCGAACGTTCCGTACGACCGGGCGGGCGGTGTTGGTGGAGACCTGTACGCCGTAGCCGGTGAGGTCGTGCAGGTCGCAGTCGTCGATGACGATGTCCGCGCCGTCCCAGCAGTGCACGCCGTTCGCGGCGGTCCCGGCGATCTGGCAGCGGGAGACGGTGACGTCCGTCGCGGTGGCGGCCGGTGTCGAGCGCGAGTCGATCGTGATCCCGGCGCCGCCGGAGCCGTTGACCTCGCTGTCGGTGATCTGCCCCCGGCGGGTGCCCAACGTCGAGATGGCGGTCGCGCCCGTGGTGTGCGCGACCACGTCGCTGACGACGTAGTCCTCGACGAACTCGGCGCGTACGGCCTGCTGCCCGACGGATCGCGCGACGACGCGGCCGACGGCCACGTCCTGGACGTAGCCCGTCGCCTCGCCCACGACCTCGACGGCGGCCCCGTACGCGCCGCCGCCCGTCATCGTCACGTCCGAGACGACGACTCCGGCGAGGGGCTGCGACCCGGCGATGGTCGGGCTGGAGCCCCCGGCCGGGGTGCGGTGCGACGCCTTGCTGGAGTCGAGCGTCTGCACCCGTACGCCGCCGCCGCAGTCCCGCGCCTGCACCCCGGAGATGACGCACGACTCCCACGTGTACGCCCCGACGACCCACTGCGCGCAGCCCTCCGCGCGCAGGTCCCGTACCCGAATGTCCCGGTGCGGCTTCCCCGGGGACGCGGAGTGCGAGCCGATCGCGCGCGGCCACGACGTGGTGCCCGGCGTCCCGGACGGTCCGACCGCGCAGCCCTCGATCAGAACGTCCACGCACGGGCAGTCGTCGTACGGCCCGAAGCCACCGAAGTACGCCGAGCCTTTCGCCAAGTCCGGCTGGATGAACTCGCTGAAGTCCCGCCCGCCGGGGTTGTAGTAGCCCAGCCCGCGCACGTTCCGCATCACCGCGTGCCGGACGGCGTTGATCTCGATGCCGTGGTACCCCGACACGTCCCGGATCGTCAGGTCGCGGATGAGGATGTTCTCGGCGTGGCCGAGGGACATGCACATCGCGGACGCGGTGTAGACCGCGCCGCGGCAGTCCCACACGCCGCCCTCGATGACGAGGTCGCCGTGACCGGAGTACCCGCCGTACGCCTGCGCGCTGTCGCCGTTGAGGAGCATCGTGCCGTTCGCGCCGCGGCGGATGGTGGCGCCGGGGGCGAGCGTGAGGCGGGTGCCGCGGCGGATGCGCAGCGGCAGCGTCGCCACCACGTACGTGCCCGGGGGGACGAGTACCTGCCCGCCGCCCGCCGCGTACGCGGCGTCCATCGCGGCCTGAATGCCGGGGGCGTCGTCGCCCGCGCCGGAGCCGGTGGCGCCGAAGCGGCGGACGTCGAACAGCCCGGCGCCGCGCAGCCCGTCGAGGGGCTGCCCGCCCTGGAGGATCTGCCCGCCCACGTCCAGCGCCCCGACGATGCCGAGGTTGCCGGTGATGACGCCGCCCGCGATGGGCAACTTGTCGGCGCCGGACACGGCCGCGATCTCCCGCGGCTGCTGGTACCAGCGCACCGGGTCGCCGTTCGGCGCGTTGTACTCGTACTCGATCGCGATCACGCCGTCGGCCTTGAAGGGGCGGATCGCGCCGGGCTGGGTGCTGCCCGCGGGGTTGGTGCGCAGCTGCGCGATGGGCGTCGTCCCGTCCGCCTCGTACAGGGCGGTGACCTGCTGGCCGGTCCCGGCCGCCCGCACAATCAGCGGGTAGTCGGGGATGACGTTCCCGGCCTGGTCGGTGAGCACTTCGGCGGGGCTGCCCCCGTAGGTGAACAGCGGCATGTGTCAGTCCATCCAGTAGAAGCCGGAGATGTCCATCCAGGGGGTGCCGCCGGGGCCCTGGTACCACAGGAGGATGTCGCCCGCCTCGCCGCTGGAGCTGGAGGTGTTGGCGCCGAGGACTTCCAGGCGCGCGGCGGCGAGCGTCGTCTCGCCGCCCAGGGAGCAGGTCGCCGCGTAGCCGCGCAGCGCCGTCGGGATGCAGTCGGCCGGGACGGAGCCGATGTTGATCGCCGCGTCCGGGCTGTTGATGTTGCCGGAGGTGGCGTTGACGCGGCCCTTCAGCGACACGAACGTGCCCTGCGTGCGGCGTACGCCGAGGTTCACGGCGTTCTGCTCGTACCCGGCCTTGAGGGTGATGCCGCGCCAGGCCGGTACGGGCTCGTAGAGGGTGACCCACGTCGAGGCGGCGCGCCACCAGGCGGTGCCGTCCGCGGCGATGACGAGCGTCCCGGGCGGAGCGTCGGCGAACTCCTCGTCACGGTCCGCCTGGTCGCCCACGCGGTGGACGAGGCGCGGGTCGAGGGCGGTCGCCAGCGCGGCGAGCGCGGCCGGGCCGAGCGGCCCGTCGCCGCCGCCGGGCACGGGAAGGTCTGCGTATCCGATGGTCGCCACCGTGGGCGCCCCCTCTCAGGCGGAGAAGCTGATGGAGATCGAGCCGCCGCCGAACCCGGCGTAATCGCTGCGGCCGGAGTCGTAGATCGCGAGGCCCCGCGCGGAGCCGGAGGCCAGCGCGTTGCGCCACGAGGCGGGCAGAGTCGCGGTGCCTTTGGCGCCGACGGACAGCCGCAGCAACTCCTCCGGGCCGGAGCCGAGCGTGAGTTGCCCGCCGGGGGGCTGCTGGTAGTCGTGCAGGTACAGGTGCATCGGCACCCGGGCGTTGCGGCCGGAGCCGCGGCGCCGAGTGAAGGACACCCGCATGCTGCTGACGGTCTTGCCCTGGCACGCGGTGGCGATCTTCGCTCCGTAGAACCAGCCGCCGCGCCTGTTGCCGCCGCCGGTCCAGTCGCCCTGCATCGGGGCGCTGGCGTAGTCGTCGGGCCTGCCGCCCCGCCAACTGCCCGAGCTGTTCGGGGTGATGGTCACGGACCGCGGGGCCTTCGCGCTGCTGGGCGGGGAGGTGTCGGAGGCGGTGCCCAGCTGGAAGTAGACCTCGGTGCGGCCGTCGCCACTCTTCCGTACCCATGGGGTGGTGGCCTGCTGCCAGCCCGAGCCGGACGGGGCCGCGGTTCCCCACGTCGCCGCGCTGACGGCGGCCTCGTCGACCGCGACCTCGCGCGCCAGCTCGCGTACGGACGCCTCGTTGGCCGAGCCGGGGTCGTCGCCCACCGCGTACAGCACCACCGGTTTCGCGCCGGGGCGGACGTGGACCAGGTCCCCGGCCTGCCTGCCGCGGTACGCCGTCGAGCACTGCACGTCGAGAATCAACGCGCCGCCGTAGTCGAGGTTCACGCGGCCGTCGTCCGTCACGTCCACGACGCGGCACTGCACGGTCTGCACCCGGGGTGCGGGGCCGCGCGCCATGTCGGCGCCCATGTCCTCGCGTACGCCCATCACAGCCTCCTCGTGCTCGTGCGGGTCTGGCAGGTGAGCGTCGCGCCGCCCAGGCGCCGGGGGCAGGCGTCCACGATGTGCGTCTCCCACGCGTCGGGCGTGACCTCAACTCGGACGACGTCGCCGGGCTCGACACCCGGGTGCGCGAACGCCGTGAACGACAAGGTGGACTGGACGCGGAGGGAGTCGGCGAGCTTGGCCCGGCCGACCGTGTACGCCTGCTCCTCGCTGGCGATGAGCGGGCTGGAGTAGCGGGCGACGCGCGGCCGTACGTGGAACAGGCCGTCGCGCTGCGGCGCGAGCGGGTCGCCCACGGGGTCCGGCCCGGCGTACGTGAGGCTGCTCGGGTCGTCGTCCCACACGTACACGGGCCCGACCGGCGCCGACGCCGCGGTGCCCTCCGTGTCCTCCTCGCCGGAGATCACCCACACGTTCGCCAGGCCCTCGGACGACTGGGCGGCCTCGGGCTCGACGATGCCCTCGCCATACGGCAGGACCCACGCCACCGGGTCGGTCAGCGTCGGCACCGGGGCGAACACGATGACGCCGCGGGCGTCCGCGTACACCTCGGCACCCAGGCTCGGGGCGATACCGGTCGACGCGCCGCCTTGGTCGGTGCCGCCCGACAGGGCGCCCCACCGGTCCTCGTCGATGACGAACGCGGGCAGGCGAGTGTCCGCGCGTACGCCCGCCCGCCAGGACACCGACGCCCACGGCATCGCCTCCGCGACGAGGGTCTGCGCCGTCGACCGGGCGGTGTCCCGCGGCACCGACCGGGCCACTGGCAGCGCGGCCTCCCGCAGGATGTCCTCCATCCCCAGCAGGTCGCACGCCAGGCCGCCGCCGCGCAGGATCGCCTTCGTCCCGTCGACCACGTACCGCCCGGCGGGCACCCGGTAGGGGCTGCCCCGGGTGACGGTGATCTCCTCGAACAGCCTCACCTGCGTGCTCACCGAGTTGACGCCGATCCGGCCCGGCGGGACTTCCAGCAGGTCGACATTGGCGGCCCACCGGCACTCGGCGGTGCGGTCCGGCCGTACCTCGGCGTCACCCACCCGCACCGGCAGCCAGCTCTGTCCGCCGTCGTTGGACCACTCAGCCACGGGACGGCGCCGTGCGGTGCCGCGGCTCAGTGCGTTCACGATGTCGACCGGTAGGCGCTGCACGTCACACCCGCCCGTTGGTGGCCAGCGCCGCCCACGACGGGAACGCGGCGGCGACCGCATCCCAGTCCGCGAACGCGGCGGCGACCTGGTCCCACGACCAGCCTGGCAGTCGCATCGGCTGGTCCTCGGGGGCCGGGCGCTCGACCGGCTGCACCGTGAAGCCGACCGCGTACCCGCCCGTCGCCCCGAGCTTGCCGGTGGCCTTCTCCGTCCAGTCCCCGGGCACGAAAAACGCGTCGGGCTGCTGGTAGCCGGGCCGGGTCTGCGCCAGCAGCACCCCGCAGTCCATCAGCTCCCGCACCTGCTCGATCTGCTCGGGTGGCACGTCCACCACCGCCGCGACGCTCGGGGCGGCGTGCACGTCGTACCCGACCAGCGCGTACGGGGAGCCGGAGCGCGAGGCGACGTCCTGCCGCCCAGCAGACTCCCGCTCGCCCCAGGAGGTGATGTGCACCCGCAGCGACAGGCCCGGCTCGTCGACGGACTTGAGCCACAGGTCCCGGATCGCCCCCGGCGCCGGGGCTGGCACCTCGACGGCGAGGCTGGAGACGGGCCCGGACGTGCCGTCCGCGTACTCCGGTGTCGCCCGGTACACCACCGGGACGCCGAGCGGCGGCTCATGGTCGTAGGCGACGCCGACGCCCTCGATCGCCCACGCCGGGGCGGCCCCGCGTACGGGCACCTCGACGCCGTCCGGGCCTACGCGCACGATCCGCACCCGGCGCACGTCGGCTGCGGCCGGGAGCGGCGTGCCCGCGGTGGCGTCGTAGCTGAGCACGACCCCGGCCCACGGCTCATCGACGATGGCGGCCAGCCACCCGTCCGGCGAGACGACGCGATCCGGGACGGTGACCGGGGGAGCCCCCGGCAGCACGATCATCGGCACCGACGTGCCTCCCTTCTGGTCAGCCCTTCGAGCCCGCGCGGGCCCGCGCCCGCACTGTGGTGAGCGCCCCGTCGACACGGTCGTCCACGTACGCGTCCATCTCCCGGTCCCCGACGACGAGCCGGATACGGTCCCCGTGCTGCACGCCGCGCCCCGCAGGCTGCGGGGCCGTGGCGCGCGCGGTGACGGGCGCGATCCGCCCGGCCGGGACCGCCGCGGCGGCCATCCGGTCCGCCTCGGCGCGGACCGCGGGCAGGGTCGCGGCCATGCCCTCCACCACTCCGGCGCCGACCTGCGCGCCGACCTCGTCCCGGGTCCTCCGAGAAGGGCTCTTGATCTTCAAAGACCGCTTGATGGACTTCACCATCCCGGCGCCCAGCCGGTTCATCTGGCTCTGGAGCGCCTTCTCCTGCGACTTGAGCCCCGCGAGGATGCCGCGGCCCGCCTGGCTGCCCGCGTCGTACAGGAAGTCGCCCATCGTCGCGCCGTAGCTCGCGCTGAGCTTCGCGCCGCTCTTGGAGAGCTGGTTGAGCGCGAGGATTTGGCCCTTGTTCGCCCCGGCGAGCACGCCCGCCAGGCCGGATTCCGGACCCATCCCGATCAGCTGCCCGAGGTAGCTGTTGGCCAGCCCCTTCTTCTTCAGCGCCGCGATCGAGCCCCGGAAGCTGGCCGTGGTGTCCTGCCGCGCCTTGAGCCCGGCGAGGACGTCCGCGATGCTCGTGGACTCGCCGAGCTGGCTGACCGCGATGTAGTCGGACGCGGCCGTCTTCTGCTCGCCGACGTACGTGTTGGCTGCGGCGATCTTCTTGGCGATGGCGTCGCGGCGCCCGGCCAGGCCGAGCAGCTTCTTCGCCGTCGAGTCGGTGCTCTTGGCGAGGCGCTTGCCCGCGCCGCCCGCCGCGCGCAGGTCCACGGCGAGGGACTTCGCCGCGGACTTGATCTGCGACGCCGAGCCGGTGAGTGCCTTCGTCCACGCCTTCAGGTCGCCGGGCAGCTCGCCCCGGGCGCGCTTCGCCCCGGACGTGCCGGACGCGAAGCCGCGCGCGCCGATCCCGGCGGCCATGCCCATCGAGGTGCGGCTGTCCCAGATGCGGGCGCTGCCCCTCCCGAGCTGCATCAGCTCGGGGCCGCGCTCGCCCACCCAGAACGTCTCACCGACCTTCGGGCGTCCGCCCGAGGCGTAGCCGCCCGGACGGTTGTACGCGCTGGCGAGACTGCCGTACCTCGACAGCGCGTACCGCATGGACGCGTAGATGTTCGCGAGCGGGTCCCAGATGCCGCGGCCGCGCAGCTTGCCCGCGTACGCGTTGAACGTGCCGGGGATCGTCTGCATCAGGCCACGACTCGCCATCCCGGCCTTGGCGTTGGAGTCCCAGAGATTGATCGCGCGCGGGTTTCCGCCGCTCTCCTGGTTCATCCGGCGCAGCACGACCGGCAGCAGACTCGCGGGCTGCCCGACGAGCTTGAGCGCCTGGAGCACGACGCCGGACCAGCGCTTGACGCCGGAGCCGCCGATGGAACCCGAGCCGCTTCCGAAGTCGAACGCCGACTTCGCCGACGAGACGAGCTTGTCCTTCAGCTTCCCGACCATCTCGACCGGTACCTTGCCGACAGCCCGCGCCCACGGATGATCGGCGAGGGACTTCGCCTTGCCGAGGACGCCGCTCGTCAGCTTCTTCCACGCCGCGGCGGGGTCGGTCAGCATGTCGACCGCGTCGAGGGCGAAGCCCTTCACGGCCTTCGCGCCCGAGACGACCTTGTCCTTCAGGCCGCTGACGAACCCGCCGACGTCGTACCCCGGGAGCGTGCCCGTCCTGTTCATGTGGTCGAGCAGCCCCGGGTGTCGGCGCTCGATCCGCCGCGTCGAGGACGCGCGGGTGACGAACTCGTTCGCGTGGACGATGCCCGCAGGCTTCAGTCGCCCGCCCGGCCCGGTGTGTCCGCCACGGTCGAACCCGGGCACGGCCTTCAGCTCGTCGAGCCCAACTAGATGAATGAGTCCGATGTCTTCAGTGGTCGTAGGCGATCAGTGATCGTTTGATGGGTGCGCCGGTGGTCCAGTTGTGCCAGATGCCGGCGGCGAGGGCGAGGAGTCGTTGTCCGGTGCGGGCGAAGACTCCGGCCGGGGTTCTGCCGCCGTGTTGTTCGAGGCTGAGCTGGCCTTTGAGGGTGTCGATGACGGCTTCGATCCACTGGCGGACCCGGGCGATCTTCCCGTGCCGGACCGGTTCGTCCTTGCGGTCCGGCCGCACCAGGTGTGCGCCGAGCCGCTCGGCGACGAACGCTTCGAACTCCTTGCCCGCGAAGCCCTTGTCCGCGAGGATCACCTGCCCTTGGCGGACGAGGTGGTGTTCGCGTTCCAGGAGCGCGGTCATCACCTCCCGTTCGCCGAGTTTCGGGTTGGCCAGGCACCAGGTGACAGGCATGCCCTCGGCGGTGGTGACCAGGTAGAGGCGGAAGCCCCAGAAGAAGCGGGAGTGGCTGCGGCAGAAGCCGTAGCCGCAGTGCCCGGCCAGGTCGGAGCGTTTGACGGTCTCGCGGGAGGCCGCGCAGGGCAGCGGGGTGGAGTCGATCAGCCGCAGGTCGTCGTTCCAGGTCGGCACCTGCCTGGCCAGTGCCTCGATCACGCGGCTGATGAGCGGACCTGCGGCGTTGAGGCGCTTGTTGTAGGCGGACTGTTGGGGCAGGTAGCGGAAGAGGTGGCCGAGGCGGGCGTGGGCGAAGCGGATCCAGTGCCGGGTCGAGGGGAACCCGAGGAGGACCTGGGCCACGGCCAGGCACATCAGTTCGGCGTCCGTCAGCTTCGGCGGTCGCCCGATCCGGCGACAAGGCGCCACGTGGTCGTCGATGAACACGTACAGTGCCGCCAGAAGGGCGTCCAGGTTTGTCTTCACACACTGACCAACGGGCGCCCTTCGCCATGGTCGCGACCAGGACGGACATCGGACTCACTCATCTAGGCCCGCGACCTTGTTCCAGACGCGGCGGATGCCGTTGTTGTAGACGGTGTTGACCACGAACCCGACCGGCTTCTTCGCCAGGTCGCGGATCTGCCCAAACGCCTTGCCGATGCCGTTCTTCGCCGTGACGAACGCGCTCGCCATGCCGCGCGCCGCCGCGCGCGCGCCCGACGTTGCCGGGCGGATCGCCTTGTCCTGCATCCACCGCGCGCCTGCGCCGATACCCCGGAACGCGGGCATCAGCGCCGTATTGAACAGCCACTTCCCGGCGGCGCCGAGCTGGCGCATGGCGCCCATCGCGCCGCGCATCGCGCCCTGCACCACCGCGCGGAAGGTGGCGCTCTTCTTGTAGGCGAGGACCAGCCCGGCGCCCAGCGCTACGAGCGCGGTGATCACCAGCCCGATGGGGTTGGCGCGCATCGCGGCGTTGACCAGCCACTGACCGGCCGCGAGGATCTTCGCGCCAGCGGCAGTCGCCAGCATCGCGACGCGCTGCGCCGCCAGCGTCGCCGTTGCCCGCGCTGTCGCCGCCGCCGTACGGGCCTGCGCCACCGCCCACGCCGCGCCCGTACGCGCCGCCGCACCCGTTGCCGAGGCCGCCGTCGCCGCGAAGCTCCCGACCGCGCGGGCGCGCGCAGCAGCCCACCCCGCCCCGGAGCGCACCGCGGCCACGGTCCACGTCACGCCGGTACGGGCCGCGTGCACCACCGCGGTCGCCGCGGTCTGCGCCATCGCCGCACCAGCCCGCGCACGCGCCACCGTCCAGGCCGCACCGGACCGTACGGCCGACGCGGTCCAGGCCGCGCCCGTACGTACGGCGGTCACGGCGCTGGCGGTCCCGATGACGGTGTAGTACCGCAAGGCGAACGCCGCGAAGCGGATCGCCCCTCCCGCCGTGCGGGCCGCTGCGACCGTCGCCCGCAGCCCACCCACCACGGCCGTCCCGACCTTGACTGCGGCGACGGCGCCGCCGATCGCGAGCAGGGCGGTGGCGGTCGCCTGCATCCGCGCGGGGTCCGCCGAGAGCCACGTCCACAGGTCCCGTACGGGCGCGACCGCGGTCGCCGCTACCGGCGCGATGTCCCGCAGCGCGGGCACCACATCGGTCATGATCACCCCGGCCAAGCCCATCAGCGCCTGCCGCTTGAAGACCTCGAACTGCACGGCCGTGTTGTCCCGCAGGTCCTTGCCTGCGCGCTGGGCGGACCCGGAGAGGTCCCCCATGCTCTTGCCCGCTTTGTCGACATTCAGCGTGAACAGGGCGGCGCCCAGGTCCTCGCCGGGGCCGCCGAACAGCGCGCTGACGATCTGCGTGCGCTCGGCGGTCGCGGGCATCTCCCGTAGGGAGTCGAGGACGTCGTCGAGGGCGCCCTTCGCCCGCGGCCCCCCGGCCGCGATGTCCGCGCCCATCTGCTTGCCGTCGAGCCCCAGGGCCTTGAACGCGTCGGAGACCGACTCGCTGCCCTCGGTGGCCTTGAGCGTGAACTCCTTGATGGAGTCGCCGAGCTTGTCCGTGTCCCACGCGCCGCCGTCGAGGGCCTGGGACATCAGCCCCAGGGACTCCTTCGCGCTCAGCCCGACCTGCTTGAGGAACGGGCTGTACTCGTTGAAGGTCTCGACGACGTCCTCGCCCTTGTCGCCGAACCGCGACAGACCAGCAGTCATCACGTCGAACGCCTGCGTCGCGTTCTTCGCCAGGCCCGTACGCACCATGCTGGCGGCGCCCTTGGCCGCCATGGTGACGTCCTGGTCGAACATCGTCGCCAGGTCCTGCGCGGCCGTGCTGATCTTCCGGATCTCGCCCGTGGACGCCTTCGAGTCGACGAGGTCGACGCCCATGACGGCCTTGACCGCCGCCGCGCCCTCCTCGATGGAGTCGGTGACCGCACCGGCGTACAGGTCCCCGGCGACCTTGCCCGCCCGCTTCGCCTCGGGCCCGGTGAGGTTGAGCTGAGCCTTCAGCTTGCTCGTGGCCCGCTCCGCCTCCAGACCGGTCGTCAGACCTGCGGTGAGCGCGGCCCCGGCGGCGACGCCGATCGCCGCCGCCCCTGCCTTCAGCCGGTCGCCCATCGCGGACGAGGCCGCGTCACCCGCATCGTCACCAGCACGGCGACCGGCAGTCGTCAGGGGCTCGGACAGCTGCCGACTCAGGCCCCTGCCGAACCTCGACATGTTCGGCAGGACGTCCAGCCACACCGCACCCGCACGTGCCACGACAGCCCCCTCGGTTCGTCAGATCCGCCCGGGGGCCACCTGGGCGACGATGTCCTCGTAGCCCTCACGTGCCGCGCGCTTCTCGCGCTTCGCGGCCTTCGCCTTCTGCTTCGGCGTCGGGTCACCCGGCCGCGGCACCGGGTCGGGCCACGGCAGCTCGGGGGCAGACTCGGCCCGGTTGGCGTTGTACGTCGCGACGAACAGGCGGCCGAGCACGTCCAGCGTGTCGGCGTCCCGCATGTCCGCCAGGGTCCATGCGTGGCCGCTCGCCGCGCGCCCGAGCGCACCGTCCGGCGGCAGACCCTCGATCAGGACGCGGAGCCGCCGCAGCGTGATGTCCCCGCGGTAGAAGTCCCCGATCGGGTCCCCGCCGTACACCGCGGCGAGGTCTGCCTCTACCGCTTCCGGGTGCCGCCCGAGGACGTCGAGGACCGAGTAGGGCGCCCGTTCTTGAGCGACCCTTGCATGTCTTCACGCAACGCCATGTTCAGCAGGACCATGTCCGTCGGGTCACCGCCCGCCGCCTCGAACGTGGCCCACTGCTCCTCGCCGAGCATGGCGCGCGCCTGGCCCTCGTCGTCGTCGGCCGCGTCGACCGCTTCCTTCCACTCCTTCGGGGCGAACAGCGGGTGCGGCATCGTGTACTCGACGCCGCCCGGCCCCTCGAAGGTGACGTCCTCGCCGCCGACGGCCTCGGCATACTGGCCGCGGACCTCGGCGAGGATGTACCGCTTCTTGTTGGGCTTGCTCATGATCGTGCTCTCTCTCTGGGTGAGCCGGGGTGAGTCAGAGGTGCGGGGCGGCAGGACTCACCCAGACCGCCGCCCCGCACCAGCCGTGGGTCAGGCGCCGCCCGGGGTGACGGTGGACACCGTCACAGCCGGGGTGGTGCCGCCGGTCAGCCCGGTGCCGGACGCCGTCATCTGCTGCACGTCCGTACCGCCCAGGGCGCCCTGGAACGTGACCGTGATCGCGCTGCCCGGGTGCGGGCCGCCCGAGCAGAAGACGTTCGCCGTACCACCGATGCTGGACAGGGCCGCGAGCGCCGCCCGGACCTGCGCTGCCGTCGCCGAGTACGGGATCGCGGCCGTGGTCTGCCCGGCGTACGTCAGCGTGTAGGTGCCGCCCGTCGGCGTCCCGGTGATCGCGATGCTCTGCACTTCGTTCGAGAGCGGTGCCAGGTCACGCCAGCCCGGCCCGTCGATCCAGGTCTCGCAGTCGGTCCCGGCGATCTCGTCGTAGTACGCCTGGTAGGTGACGCCACGGGCGATCTCCGCGGTGCGCTGCCACTGCTCGTCCTCGCGGTCCGAGCGCAGCGCCGAGGGCATGTGCCGCACGATGTAGATCGGCTGGCCGGTGGTCTTGTTGAGGTCGCGCGCGATGAACACCAGCCGCCGGTAGAGCGTCGGCGGGACTTGCGGGCGGCGCCAGTGCCATGCGGCGGAGCCCATCGCGGGGAACTCGTCGAGCGGCAGGTTCTCGTACAGGCAGATGGCGACCGCGTTCGTCTCCTGCGGTGTCCACTTGGCGGTCTGGGTGTCTGTCTCGACGTCGCTTCGCGTGGGGGTGGCGGACTGGCCCGACTCGACGTCGGACATGGACAGGTCGCCGGAGAACTGGACGCCGTCCGAGGTGGTGTAGCCCGCGGGGAGGTACCCCTCCGGGAGGGTCTGGAGGACGCCGTTCTCGTCGAACGGGTCGGTCAGTGCGGGCGCATCTGCGTCCGCCGCGAGGATCGCGTAGCTCAACGCCTTGCGGATCAGGCTCGTCCGCAGGTTGGCCACCACGTTGAAGTTGGCCGCGGGCATACCGCGCCCCCTTTCGTGACGGAGCCCCGCGCGCGGGTGCGGGCGGGGCGTGGATGGGTGCGCGTCAGGCGGGGGCCTGGGCGCGGCTGGTGAGCCGGTAGGTGGCGACCGCCCGCCGCAGCAGGGGGTTGCCGTAGTCGACGTGCGCCGGGCGCACCTCGGTCGTGGCGGTGTCGATGACGAGGCCGCCCACGTGCCGGCCTGCGAGCGCGAGCATGCTCGTGCGCGCCTGCCGGGCCAGCGTCCACATCGCGGTGCGGTCCGCGGCGAACGCGTCCAGGTCGATCAGGCAGGACTCGGTGACCTCGCCGCCGTCGCCACCGCCGGGGGCGACCTGGACCTGGAGCAGCGGCAGCTTCTCCTCGAGCTTGCTGGGCAGCTCGTTGACGACCCGTACGCCGGGGTGCCGGGACCGGAGCCACACGGCAACCGCCAGTTCGACGTCGCCCCAGTCCAGTTCGGGCGTCACGACTCCTGCCGGTTGGACCGGTCGCGGAGGATCGTCTCCGGCTGCACCGCGCCCGCGCGCCCCAGGATGCGGCGGCGCTGGGTGTTGGAGCTGCCCCACTCCTGCCCCTCCGCGTCCGAGCGGCGGGCCTCGACCTTGGCCACCGCGCGGCCCGAGGGGCGGATCTCCTCGACGACCCCGATCTGCGAGGCGAAGTCGTCGTCCACTTCGGCGGCCGCGATGGAGCGGGCACGCCCGGCGATCTCCTCGGCGCGCTCCTTCAACGCCGCGCGTACGGGCGGCAGGCGGCGGATCTCGTCCATGCCGCGCCGGTCCCACTGGATACGTGGCTGGCTCATCCCGTGTACTCCTTCAGGATCGCGCTGGTGTGGGCGAGGAACGGCGCCAGGGACCGGACGATGCCGGGCTTCCCGTCGACCTCGTACCGGGCGCCGTCCACCGCGATCAGGTCGGTGCCGGACAGGCCCATGTCGGGCGGGCCGAAGAACTGCCACCTGCTGACGATCTGGTTCGAGGCGCTGGTCAGGTACTCGACGGAGTCCAGCGGCTGCACCGAGCAGCGCTCGACGTCGACCGGATCGGCCTCGATCCACGCATCGTTGCCGCGGTCGTCCTCGCCCTCGTGGCGGGCGATGTGCTGCACGGTCTGGTCGAGCAGGGGCGAGGCGCCGAACATCAGCGCCCCCAGCGTGAGACGGGGGCGCGGACCGTGCGGTACCGGGCCAGCTTGTCGACCTCGACCTGCGCCAGCGACGTCGCCAGCGTCTCGGCCGCGAACGTCACCGACCGCTGGCCCGCGCTCTCCTGGCGCAGGTTCTTCGGGTTCACGCACCCGCGCACGCCCACGTCCAGGACCAGGCCCACGATCTCCATGGGCACCACGGGCCAGCCGTGCTCCCACGTCACCGTCGCCCGGCGGCGCGCGGTGGGCGGGATGTGGAGGGTGTCGCCGTCCAGCTCGTACGCGGAGGGCTGGATCTGGACGCCCTCGACGACGACCGTCTCGACGGAGACGACCGGGCCGGGCAGGTCCACGCGGCAGCCGTCGACCACGCGCAGCGCCACGGTGCTGGTGCGGCGGGTGAAGGTCTGCCGTGCCTCCCGCCGCACCATGTCCGACGCGATCTCCAGGGCGAGGCTCACCGTGTTCACGGGCGCGCTGCCGCGCGGCACCTGCAACCAGTCCTCCAGTTGCTCGACGGTGGCCAGCGGCGGCAGCTGCGGCACGTCAGCCGTCCTTGACCGTGGACTCGCCGGTCTCGATGTTCCGCTCGACGGTCACCTCGGTGCCGTCGGGGCGGGTCGCCGGGTAGGTCTCGGTGCGGTCCTTGCCCGTACGCTTCGCCGCGGTCTTCTTCGGCGCGGGCAGTACGGCGTTGACGGTGCCGTGCCCGGCCAGAGCCGCGGCGCCCTTGTCCGGCGTCGCGGAGACGGCGCGCTCGTCGGGGTCGGTGGTGTCGGCCGGGCCGTCGCCGGGCGCCGTCGTCGAGGGCGCGTCGAGGTGCGTGTCGAGCCGGGTCTCGTCCGGCGTGCTGTTCTTGGCGGCCATGATGGCGCGCTCCCTTCAGGGTCAGGCGGTCAGGACGCCGCGGAGTCGGGCTGCGGCCTTGCCGGAGAAAACGGCGAGGCCGGTGTAGAACTCCAGGCGGGTGCGGTAGGCGGGCTTCTCCTGGAGTTCGCCCAGGTCGTAGACCTGGACGCCGCCGTTGGTCAGGCCGGTGACGCCCTTGTCGCCCTCGTCCTGGCCGAACTTCACGGCGTAGATGGACGAGGCCACGCTGCTGGAACCCTGCGTCTCCGTGCGGGGCAGGATGTCGACGCCAGCCGGGGTCTGGCCCGGGTCGATCAGCGGGATGCCGTTGTAGGTGGCGACCATCTTCTGGGTCAGGGCCTCGCGGACCATCTCCACGCCGCCGAGCCGCCGCGCCGAAGACTTGATCTTGGCGATGATGGCGCGGTTGGCGTAGATCGCGCCGTTCGAACCGTTGAGACCGTCGACCTGCGCCACCAGGGCGTCGAGCAGGTCGAAGAAGTCGTGCGTCCCGGCGACCGGGCCCATGCCGTTGGTCGCGGCGTCGATGACCTGCGCGCCCGTCAGGCGCTTCTTCAGGCCGTCGAACGCCTTGGCGTCCACGGCCACGTCGCCGTTGAAGAACGTGTCCTGGAACTTGTAGCTGGCGGCCTTGACCTTCATGCGGGTCTGCACCGCGCGCTGATCGTTGAGGTTGCCGCGGGTGCGGACGATGAAGCGGTCCACGTCCGCGTCGCCACCGAGGATCACCAGGCTCTCGGACTTCTGGTTCACCGTGCCCGTGGACTCGGTGTACGCCTCGTTGACCGACCGGAAGGCGACGCCGGGCAACGTGGCTTCCTCGTTGTACGAGTAGGCGTTGCCCTCGATCGTCATGAACGGGATGCGGTCCAGGATCGCGCTCTCCTGCACGAACGTCTCGATGACGCCGCGCTGGAGCTGGGTCTGAGACAGCTTCGCCGCCTCGACAAGGGTCATGGCCACGACGGGCCCTCCTTACGTGGGCCCGCCGTGGCGGGCCGGTTACTTGGTCTTGGACTCGGTCTCGTAGGCGTGCCGGAGGCGGCCCATGCCGGGTTCGACGTCCGCGGGCGGGGTGTCGCGCCCGCCGCCGCCGACGTCGCCCCAGCCCTGCGCGCTGGCGCCCAGGTAGGGCTTGTCCTTCAGCAGGTCCTCGATGGCCTTCTTGATCTGCTTGGCGTCGGGGTCGCCGTCGGCACCGATCTTGATCTTGGCGAGGTCGATGAACTTCGGGGCGTCGGCCGGGTCGGCGAGCTTGCCCGCCGCGGCGGCCTTCACCTCCGCGCGGATCAGCCGCGCGTTGGTGTCCGCGGTGATCTCGTCGCGGACCTCCTTCTTCATCGTCTCCAGGTCCGGCGGGGGATCGCCCTTGCCGCCGTCCTTGCCGCCGTCACCCTTCGGCTTCCGGCTCAGCCGGGCCTCGAGGTCGCGGACCTTCTCCTCGGCGGCCTGGCGGGCGTCGCGCTCCGCCTTCAGGGCCTTCTTGCCGCCCTCGCCGAGCTGGTCGTCATCACCCTCGCCACCCCCGTCGCCGCCTCCGCCGCCGGAGCCTCCGCCGTCGCCGCCCTTCCCGGCGTCGCCGTCCCCGCCTCCGCCGTCGCCGCCGTCGGCGTACAGGAAGGGCGACATCGGGCCGCGGCCGTAGGGGTGGGACCAGCCGCCACCGATGACGGCCAGGGTGTTCTTGCGTGTGCGGAGCATCGCGCTCCCCCTTCTCAGTCCGCGCGGCATCGCGCCGCGCGCGCCCCGGGCCTCGCGCCCGGGAGGTCAGCGGTCGAGCAGGTGCAGGGGAATGCCCGCCTGCTCGGCCATGTCGTGCACCGCCTCGGTGATCACGCGCTCGTACGCGGCGAGGTCGGTCTGCGGGACGTAGCACTTGTCGTTGACGTACACCCAGAGGGCGCCAGGCATGGTGCAGTCGGCGGTCATCGGGTGCCGGTCGGCGTACACCCAGCGTTCCTGGATCAGCTGCATGTGCTCGGCGCAGGTGACGGAGTTGTCCAGCTGGGCATCCCACATGACGTGCCACACGCCTGGCCTGCCGCAATCTGTGGTGGCCGTGGCTGGCTTGTAGCCGCAGGTCTGGCCGCTCAGCGGGCGCGGATCGCCCTTGGGCGCGAACGGGTCCATGCGGCCCCCTCAGTAGATGTAGCCGTGCTTCTTCAGCAGCCGCAGCTGGTGGTCGCGGTCGTCGGCCAGACGCAGGATCTCCTCGGGCATCAGCCGCGGAGTGTTCGAACGGCGGTACCGCTGGCCGGGCACCTTGTCGGCGCCCGCGTCCACGGACAGGCGCTTCCCGGCGATACCGCGCACCGTGCTGCCCTCGGTGGTGGCCGCCACCTTCCGGCCGTGCACGGTCATCGTCTGCATCCCGCGGCGGGCGTTGACGACCTGCGCCAGGTCCGCGCCCTTCTCCAACGCGTCCACGGCCGCCGCGCCCAGCCGCTTGCGCTGCTCGGCCGGGGACATCTGCTTCACCAGGTCGTCGGGGCTGGGCACGTCGCCCCACCGCTCGATGTCGATCGGGTCCATGCCGCAGTCGCACTTGGGGTGCCGCTTGAAGCCGGTGCTGTAGCTGTACTGGCGCCCGGCGAGCAGGATGCACCGGCCGCACGCGGGCAGCTTCACCACGCGTACGTACGCGATGCAGCGTCGGTGCGCGGTCATCGACACCGACGTCGCGGCGCGCGAGGCGTCGGCGATCTGCGTGGCCACCATGCGGGCCATCTGGTTCATGCCCGCCAGCAGCGCCGTGCGCGGGTCCGCGCCCGCCGCGAGCGTCGTGTACGTGGTGATCGCGGGCTGGAACAGCAGCGTGGACAGCGGCCGTCCGTCGGAGGCGACGTCGGCGAGCGCGGCCGGGACCAGCTCGGCCGCAGGCCGCTCGGCGGCGCCCCGCTCGGCCATGGCCTGCGCGACGAACGCCTGCGCGCCCTGCGCCGCAGTCAACTGCCCGGCGACGACGGCGTCCAGGATCGCGGCGCCCTGGTCGCCCTGGAGCGCGGCGAGGATCTTCTCGGCGGATAGCCCGGACCAGATCGCCTGCACGTGCGCGACGACCGCCTGCGCGAGGGACTGCACCTGCCGGTACCGGGCGTCGGCTACGTCGCTCACGCCGCCTCCGCCTCGTCCTCCTCGCCGCCGTCCTCGGCGTCCTTGGGGCCGAACGAGGAGAAGGCTTGCGCGGCGGCCTGCGCTGCGGCCTGCGCCTGGGTGTCGCGCAGCCGCACCCATTCGTCGATCTGCTCGGGGTCGACGTCGGGGATCATCCGCCACAGCGCCTCGTCGGGCACGCCGATCGCCTTGTACTTGGTGAGGACGTCGGCGTACTGCGCTTCGCTGCGGAACTGCGCGTCGCGCCACACGGTGCGGCCCATGGCCAGGCTCTGCGCGCGGGCCGGGTCGCCGGAGACGAGGGCCTCCAGCCGCATGATCTCGCGCAGGTCCGCGCCGAAGTGCAGCTGCCGGTCCTTCGCCTTCGCCACGAGCCCGGACTCGGCGGCCTCGAGAGCGTCGGCGGCGATGTTCGCCATCTCGCCCAGCAGGTACTGCGGCGGGGTGCGGGTCTGCGCGGCGATGTGCCGCACCGCCTGCGAGATCACCTTGAGGTACGCGTCGAGGTCGGCGGCGGCGAACTGGCCGATCGCTGCCCCGGCCTTGGAGAGCCACAGCAGGCGGTCCCGGGAGTACTGCCCGAGCGGGACGTCCTCCTCGCCGATGATGTCGCCGGTCTCGGGGTCGACGAGATCCTTCGTCGGCTTGTCCATCCCCAGGACCACGCGCTGCGGCAGCGCCGCGAAGTCAGCCGCCGTGAACAGGTGCGCCCACAGCGTGTTCACCGCGTCCTGCAACGGCGCCACCGCCGCGATCTCCGACTGCGGACTGCCGTGCAGGCGCGCGCGGTTCGCGATCTCCACGAGGGGCACCAGCCCCGTCGGGTTGATCAGGTCCGTCGGCTCCGACGTCGGCACGCCGACCGTACGCGCGACCCACTCCCCGCCGTTCAGCGCCCGCTGCCGCCGGTAGGCCATCGCCCGCCCGGCCGCGCTCGCGCGCACGAACAGCGTCGCGAACTCGTGACTCCCGTCGCTCCAGACGCGCAGCCCGGCCCGGCGCACGCCGCGCGTGCCGGGGACGTAGTCGACGATGGCCTGCCCGGCGGGAATGAAGGTGATGTCCGACTCGCCGCGGGTGTTCCACACCAGGCCGTGACTGCGGGCGACCACCAGCGCGTCGAGGATCGCGAGACCGACCTCCACGTCCGCGCCGTTGCGACGCCACGCGCGCCCGGCCTCCTTGTCCGGCGTGCCGTCCTCGCCGTGGAACGCGACGACCGACAGCCGCTCCCGCAGCGTGTCCGGAACCGTCTTGCACCAGTTATCGGAGAAGTCCTCGAACAGGCCGCCGGTCTGCTCGGCAAACTCCGGGGACGCGTACTTCAAAGGGCGCTCCCCCTCGTACAGGTCGTTCCACTCCTTGACCTTCTCCTCGCGCCGGGACAGGCGCGCCCGGAGCTTCCGGATCATCACCTCGGGCCGGTCGTCGTCGGCCAACTGCGTACTGCCGTCGGGCAACACGGGCGCCCCCCTCCGCGCCTCACGCGCTCGATGCCTGGTCCCTGATCACCTTGCGGCGCAGGTAGCCGTCGACCGCCATCACCAGGGCGGCGACGCCGTCGATACGGGCAGTGGACTCATCACGCTTCGGCTTCACCGGGCGGATGTTGTCGTTGCCGTCGCGGATCACCTCGACGCACGACGCGTTCCAGCGCATGACCTTGTGCCCGTCGTGGACGAACGCCCGCTCCCGCAGCAGCCGCTCGACTTCCTTCGCGGCCGGGCCCATCCCCAGGTACGTCTGGTTGACGGGCACCACTTCCCCGATGCGGGTGTTCGCCTCGATGCGCTGGAGCGAGCCGCCCGTGAACATCCGGTCGTACGACACGCGCTGAATGCGGTACGTACGCGAGTCCGCGAGGATCTGCTCCTCGATCGCCGCGTAGTCGATCGCGTCGCCCTCGGTCAGCGTCAGCAGCCCGGCGTCAGCCCAATCCCGCAGCGGCATCTGGAGCTGGTGGCTCAGGTCGTCGCAACGGTCCTCCGGCACCCAGAACCGAGGGACGATCTCCAGCTCCCTGCCGCGCTGCCGCGAGCGGACCACCAGCACCCAGGCGGAGAGGTCGGAGACGGCCGACAGGTCCAAGCCGCCCCACGCGGGCTGGAAGCGCTGACGGCGGGCCTCGGTCAACGCGCCCTCGTTGGCATCCCACAGCGGCATCGGCAGCCACCGCACACGCGAGCGCATCCGGCGGTTCAGGTGCAGGCGGCAGAACGTCGGGAAGTACGACGGCGTCACGCGCGCCTTGTTCGCCTCCTTGCGGAGATACGCCAACGTCGGCGACACCCCAAGACCGGGGTTGGCCTTCCGCCACGTCTCCTCGGCGAACGGATCGTCGCCCTCTTCCGCCGCCCAGATCACCCCGTAGTGCGACGGGTCCTCGACGACCATCTCCGCGACGCGCACCGTGTACGTGTGCTTCTCGTCGTAGATCGTGCCCTCGTCGCCCTCGTCCGCCGTCGTGATGAAGATGATCAGCGGCTGATCGCGGGCGCCCGTACCGGTCTCGATCGCGTCGACCAGGTCGCGCCGCTTGTGTACGTGCACCTCGTCGATCACGCCACCGCTGACGTTGAGGCCGTGCGCCGTCTCCGCGATCTTCGACAGGGCCCGTAGGACGCCGCCCGTCCGCGGCGTCAGCAACACCTTGGCCCGCGCGTCCACGCGCCCGCGCACGGCGCGGCTCGTCTGCGCCATCCGCTTCGCGTCGTCGAAGACGCGGGACGCCTGGTCCAGCGAACCGGCCGCGGCGTACACCTCGGGGCCGATCTCCCGGTCCGCCAGCAGCAGCGTCAGCGCCGCACCCGAGGAGATCGTCGACTTCCCGTTCTTCCGGGGTACCTCGATCCACGCCGTGCGGATCACCCGCACCGGCCGCCCGGCCTCCTCGTCGTCGTACAGCCAGCCGAAGACGGGGGCGATGGCCCAGATCAGCTGCCACGGGTCGAGCAGCAGCGCGTTGCCACCCCACCGGCCCTTCGTGTGCTTGAACGACTCGATGGCGTTCTTCGCCCGCCGCGCGGCCGGGACGTCGAACCAGGCGCCGTCCCGGCGGTGTGCCTGGTTCGCGACGATCAGCGGCCGGGAGGCCAGCGCCTCGGCGATCCGCTCATCGGTCATGCCCAGTTCGTGCAGTGCGGCGCGCGGTACCGGCAGCTCGTCGGCCTCGTCCTGCTCGGTGAGCTGGAACCGTCCGTCAGTCGAACACGCCGTCGTCATCCGGGTCCCCGCCCTCCGGCGGCGCGATCCGCCCCCGAGACGACGGCGACAGCCCCAGCTCGCCGATGTACGCCTTCAGCTGCGTCCGGTACTGCGTCGCGACCGTCGTCAACGGGTTCCGGCACGGCCCGCGCTGCCCCATCGTGATCAGGCCCTCGGCCGACAGACGCCGCTCACACCACTCCAGCCGAGCCACGCACACGCAGTAGTCCACCGTCGTCGACCGGTCCACCGCCGACAGCCCGGCCGCCACCTGAAGGACCGGCACGACGCGCGCCCACTCGCGCGCCGCCACCGCCCGCGAGAAGTCGGCGGCCTCGCTGGCGAGCTTGACGCGCTGCCAGGCGTCGACCTCACGCCGGTACTCCCGCAGCTCCTCGTCGTCCGCGCCCCGCGGGGCCCTCGGCTTGGCCGGCACCTTCACGACGGGGAACAGCTCCGCCCAGTCCGGTTCGACCAGCTCGACCGGCGGGACCTTCACGCCCTCGCGCACCGGCCGGTGACCGGGGTTGCCCTCGCGGACGACCTCGAGGGCAGGCTTCGGCTTCCGTCCGGAGACGGCCACGACCACCACCCCCTATGTCCGATTTGACCTCGTGATCAGAAGGCTCCGAACCGCGGGTACAGGATTTTGCCTCCCCGGCGGGAGACCTCACGGGCCCGGGGGAGTCACCCCCCACCCCCCGGGGGCGGCGAGGGCCAGTGCTCGCGCGCGAGGTCGTTCGACAGGTCGCGCAGGTTGCCCTCGGACTGCCCGTGGGGCTCGTCCTTGGGGCCGTAGAGGACGTCGTCGATAGCCCTGGAGAGGGCCATGGTGCGCTCGGACTGGTCCGCGATGGCCTGGGAGAGCTTCGCGCGGGCCTCGGCTACGTCTGCCTCTCCGACGCTGACGTCGAGGTGGGCCCGCTGGAGCCGTTCGAGCTGTTCGGGCGTGGGCTGGTGCTTGGGCATCGGGGTGAGCCTCTCGGGTCGGGTCAGCAGGGGTCAGCGGGCGTTCCATCCGCCTGGTTGGAGCCGCGCTGTCTCGCTGCTGTGGCATGGGATGCACAGCGGTCGTAGGTGACGATCCGCATCGGGATCGGGATCGCGTCGAGCGATCAAGTCCTTTCGTGACACGGGGTAGTGGTCAGCGGTCTTGGATGCTCGACCACAGAGCACGCACCACGGATGGTGGTAGAGGTACGCGGCTCTGCGCTTGGCCCACCGTGTGTCGTAGCCACGCTCTGTGCTGCTGCCCCTGATCTCCTCGGCCTGGCGTGCGTGCTGCTCGCATCTGCCCTGAGTCACGGTCTGGGGGCATCCGGGGATGGGGCAGGGCTTACGGGGTCGGGTGGGCATGGGGATGGCCGTAGGCGTGCTGTACGTCCCCCATGCGCGCGAGCATGTGGTTCACGGTGTCCTGCACGCGCATGAGGTGTACCTCGTCGATCACGCCGTAGGTGGCGTTCGTGCTGAGGATGAAGCGCTGGGGTACGTGCCGGTACTGGAGCTGGGCGGAGTAGACCCGGACATGTTCGGTGTCGCCTCGCGCGACCTGGGCCCGAGCCTTCTCAACGTTGGGGTAAGGCGCGCACGTCATGAGTCATCCTCCGCCGAGTCGTCGTCTCGGCGCGCGCCCTTCTTCGCCATGTCGGTGCCCGCCTCCACCAGCAGGTGGCCGAGGGCCCGGTAGAAGTCCTGGTTGTAGACCGTGCCGTCGCGTACGGGCACGGTGACGGTGCCGACCTCTCCGCGGACCGGCGTTGTGCCGGGGAGATGGGCGATCACGCTCACGGGCACGGCGATCTCTGCGGGCATGGGTGAGCCTCCTCGACCTGGCCGTGCAGGGCGGGCAGCAGCACGCCTGTGTCATCCGCCCTGCACGGGGTTGGGTTGGGCCGCCGCCCGTACCTCCCCAGGCGCGGCGGGCGGCGGCCCTTCGGGCGCTCGACAGCGTCGGGGGTGCTGGAGCGGCCCGAGCATGGCGAAGGCCCCCGTACGTACGGGGGCCTCGGAGTGCGTGGTTCGCCCGGTTTCGGGCATGGCGATCTGCGGAGAGTGTTACAGCAGGTGACGGCGCTGGTCAAGCGGGCGCGGGTTGCTCGTCCGGTTGGAGTTCGTGCAGGTCGACGAGGGCGCGGCCTTGGTGGTCGTGGCCGTGTCGGGTGAGGGTGCCGCGGTGGAGGCGGACGCGGAGGGTGCCGGGGCGTATGCCGGTCGCCAGGTGCGCGGCGTAGATGTCGACGAGGACGGGCTCGGGGCTCATGCGTCCATGGTGCGCCAGACGGCCCGCCGCGCTCGCGTCAGTTCGGCGGGCCCTCGTGGTGCGGTTCGGTCACATGTCGAAGTGCGGCCCCGCGTAGAGCGGGTCGTCGGCGGGCTCCATGCGCCATGCGTCGTCGATGGCCTGCTCCCGGTCGAGTGGCGCGCAGTGGGCGCAGGGGCGGCGCCGGTCCGGGCAGTCGTTCCAGTGGGAGTCGATGTCGGGGTGCTGTTCGGGCATGGGTGTCACGGTCCTCTCGGGGTGGGGTGGTGCGGTAGGGGCGTACGGGTGCACGGCGCCGGTCGGGGTCAGCAGAAGTGCCGGATCGGGTAGTGGCCGCCGCAGCTGGCGCAGTAGTACAGCGGCGGCTGGTCGTAGGCGGTCTCCGGTGGCGGGGGTGTGGTCGTCGGCTCGGTGGGCATGATCGGGGTCTCCTGTTCCGTGATGGGGATGGGGAACCGGGGCGGCCGTCAGCTGCCAGGCGGGGGCCGCCCCGGGGGCTTAGATGTGGCGTACGAGCCAGTCGAGGAACACCAGGCCGACGAGCGCCAGGGCGCCGCATCCGGTGCGCCAGGAGGCGCGCTGGCGGATGCCGACGATCTCGACGCGCTCCCCGTCGGGGCGCTGCCCGTGGTGGGCGAGCTGCCGGTGACGGCCCTTCACGGCGGCCAGCTCGGGGCGGGTGGCGACGGCGCGTGCGGTGGTGCCGCAGTCGTCGCACCGGTACTGGTAGGCCATCTCGGTCGGGGTCCTCTCGGGGTGGGTAGGCGGGTAGGTAGGGGCCGGGTAGGAAGTGGGTAGGAACCGCTGTGACCTGCGGTTCCTACCGGCCTACTCGGGGCCGGGGTGGGGTCTGATCGGGGAGTGGTCGGCGGCCTCGGGGGCGGCCAGGAGGCGGGTGCTGACGGGGGTGTGAGCGGGCGGCTGGAGCGGGCCCGGGAGGGGCCCCTCGGCCGGGGCCGGGGCGGGGTCTTCCCCGAGTCCGGCGGGGAGGTCGCGGAGCAGCACTCCTTGACGGTTCAGCTGCCGCCCTCCGGCGTGCTTGAGGTTCAGGCTCTGGGTGATGGGCACCGCGGCGTCCTCGAGGGCGCGGCGTACGGCGGCCTTCGTGGCGCCGGGGATCTCGTCTGCGAGGTGGGCGAGGTGGACTCCGCGCTGTGCGGTGTCGGCGCAGATCTCGCGTACGGCGCGGGCGACGATGTCCGCGGCGGGGAGCGCCGGGGGCTCCGTGGTGGGCTGCTCCCCCGGCTCCCCCGTGTTTTGTTGATCTTGTTCGGGGGAGGGTTCCGCGCCGGGGAAGGGTGCCGCAGCCCATGCGGCGAGGGTCCACACGGCAGGCACCAGCCATCCCAGCGCGGGCGCCCGGGTGACCCCGGCCGTGGCCACCAGCGCGCCGCCGACGGCCAGCGTCGTCAACCTGCCGGCCCGCTCCTTCCCGTCGTCCGCGGTCACCCACTCCCATGTGGTGGTGACCAGGACGCGGCTGCCGGTCCACCATGCGGCGACCAACGGTCTCCCGGGCACGTACGGGCGGATCGCGTCGCGGGCGCGCACGTCACACGCCCAGGAACTTCGCGGTGGAGGCGACGATCGAGGCGGCGACGCCCCAGATGCCGCCCGCGCGCCCGGCGACGTACGCCGCGACGAACCCGAGGACGGCGACCTGCTTCAAGGTGAGCTTGCGCCAGTACAGGATCGCGGCGATGCAGCAGGCGACGGCGCCCATGCCGACGTTGCCGAGCGGACCCGTACCCCCGCCGACGCCGAACGCGGTCAGCAGCGACGCGAGGAGGTCGGCCGGGGTGGACCAGATGCCTCCGGCCCCGGCGTAGAGGGTGGCGGCCAGCGCGCCGAGGAACAGCGTGAGGTTCCAGGAGAGGGCCTTGCCCTTGCCGGTGGCCTTCACGCCCAGGACGAGGACGACCGTGACGACGAGCGCGGCGCCGCCCGCGCCGAGGTGGCCGAAGATCTCGCCATCTCCGAGGCCGGGCGAGGGCGGTGCGGCGGGGGCCGCGGGTGCAGCGGACAGCATGGCGTTTCTCCAGGTCAGAGGATGACGGGGGCATGTACGTCGGCCCCCAGGGCGGCGGCCGGGCTGTAGAGGCCCAGGGCGAGGACGGCGGAGGCGAGGGGGATGCGCGCGGCCCAGGCAAGCGGCGCATACCAGCCGCGGGTATGGCGGTCCCACTGCTGCCCGATCGCGGCGATGACGCCGATACCGACGAGCAGGGCGGGGACGACGCTGGTGTCTCGGCCGCACTCGGCGATCCAGTTGTGGATGGTGGGCACGAGCCGGGCCAGGTAGCCGACCCCGGCCGCGGACCCGTTGTAGAGCAGCACCACCGTGCGGTGGTCGAGGGCGAGGTGCTCGCGGGCCTGCGCGACCCGTTCCCGGGCGGGGGTACGGGCCGGGCGCTCGACGGCACCCTGCTCCGGCTCGTCTTCGTCGTCCTGGTCCTCCGCCGCCTCGTCCTCGTCGTCCTCGGGGTCCGGGTCGACGGCGGGCGCGGCCGGGCGGCGTACGGGCAGCGGCTGCTCGTCGGGCACGTCGGCCCACGGGGCCGCGGTCTCCTCGGGCTGGGCGAGGTCGATGGTCTGGCCGGTGCGCCAGTCGGGCAGCCGTGCGCCGCCTGCGGGCGGGCGTACGGGCGCGGCGCTGCCGGTGTCCGGGCGGGCGGGGTCGAACAGGTCGTCCCACCAGTCGTCGGCGTTCATCGGGGCTCCTCGCAGACGTGAGTGCGGGCGTCGGTGAGGGCGCGGCCGAAGCCCTGCGCGGGGTAGCCGGTGAGGACGTGGCGGCAGCCGGTGCAGCGCCAGGCGTAGCCGTGGCTGGTCCACCCGCCGCCGGGGTCGAGGTGGGTGTACTCGGCGCGGTGCAGGGTCACCGCGGTGTTGCTGGCGCTCGTCACGACGGTGACGACGCCCGAGACGGGCGGCGCGGGCCGGTACCCGGCGGGGAGCGGCGGGAGGGTCGTCGTCAGCACGTGGTGTCCTTCGCGGAGTCGTCGGCGAGGGCGTGCAGCCGCTCGGTGAGGTGGCGCAGCTGGTGACGCTCGACGGCGTCGAGGGGGCCGGTGTGCGCCAGCAGTTCGGTGGCGCGCGCCAGGGTGGCGCGCAGGTAGACGCGGGTGTGCGCCAGGTGGCGCACGGCGTCCGGGTCGAGGCCGTGGAGCGCGGCGCTGGCGCGTACGGCGTCGGGGTGTGCGCCGGGCAGCGGGGGCGGCGCGTCGGTGGCGCGCGCCGGGTGCGCCGCAGGTGGGGCGGGTGGCGCATCCGGGTGCGCCAGGTCCGGCGCGTCCGGCGCATCGTGGCGCGCGCCAGCGTCGGCCGGTGGCGCATCCTCGGGTGCGCCGTCGCGCGCCAGGGCGTCGAGGTCGCGGCGCACGGTGTCCTTGGAGACGCCGAGTTGCGCCGCGATGGCGCGCTGGCTCATGCCGGTGTGCGCCAGGTGGCGCACGGTGGTGCGCCGGTCGGCGGCGGCCGGGGTCACCACGAGACGTGTCCGGCGGCGCGGGCGACGAGGTGCGTGCACAGGCGTACCCCGGCGAGGTCGTGTCGGTGGGCGGCGAGGGTGAGGGCGTCGAGCAGCTGGTCGACGGACGGCAGGCTGCGGGGGGTGGCGTCGGCGGCGTGGATCGCGGCGTCCTCGGTGGGGCGGCGTACGGCGCGCGGGGGAACGAGCTTCACGAACTGCTCCTCGATGAGGGGCCGGGCCCGCGTTGGGGGGTCGCGGGCCCGGCGGGGTGATCAGGGCCTGCGTGCCTCGACGGCGGCGGTCACGGAGTCGGCGAGCGTGCGCTCGGGCCGGGAGGCGGCGCGGGCGCGGGACTCGGCGTGCTGCCGGTCGAAGGCTTCGGCGCGCTGCTGCGCGTCCTGCTGCCGGGCCTGCGGGCTGGAGTTCGCGGCGTGGCGGCCCATCACCGACCACCGCCAGCGGCTTCCACCGCGCGGAGGAGGGCGTCGAGCCGCATGGACAGGGCGACGGCCGCGCGGACCATGGCCTCGGGGTCGTGGATGTCGGCGCCTGAGTGCTCGGCGAGGGTGTCGTGCGCCATGTCGCACTCGCGGTCGACGTTGAGGGGCACGAGCGGCGGGCCGGTGATGGCGCGCAGCGAGGTGGTCTGGTCGCTCATCGCTGCCCCGTTCCGGAGCAGGGGGCGCAGCGGACCCAGTGCTGCCGGGTGACGCCGCCGCTGGAGGTGTCCTCGACTCGGCCGCCCTGGCCGTTGCAGGAGCCGCAGGGGCGCGGCTGGTCGGCGCTCACGCGGCACCACCCACGATCACCCAGATGTCGGGGCCGTACTGCGGGTGGGTCGTGCGGACGACGGTGAGCGGACGTCCCGCCGGGGTGGTGGTGTGCCACTCCTCGACGGTGCTGCCCTCGGGGGTGTCCGCGAGGTCGGCGGCGGCGTCCTGCGGGGTGGGGCGGCTCCAGACGCTGCCCCAGACGTCCCGGACGGTGATCTCGGCGGCGCCGTCGAGGGCGCGGCGCAGCGGGTCGTCGAGCCGGGCGGGCTCCGGGGTGATCGTCTCCGCGCGCAGCGGGGTACGGTTCTGCTGGTCCATGACGAGGTCTGCTCTCTGTCGTGGTCAAGTGCCCGGGGCGTTAGCGCGCCTCGGGGGCGTAGAGGGTCGGGCGGTGCGTACGCCTCCCGTGGTGTTCCAGCACCCGGGAGAGCTGCTGTCCGGCCCTCGTTGCTATTCGGTTGTCTGGTCCAGTGCGGACCGGTACTTCGCGATGGCCTTGCTGACGGCCTGTTGGGTGATGCCGAACTCGTTGCCGACGGCCGTCGCTGTTCCCAGCTCGGCGACCCCTTCGAGGAGTGCCGCAGCTCGGCGTTGGGACGCCTGCTTCGTCGCGGCGGCGAGCTGTTCCAGCAGCTCATCCTCCGCGCGAACCCGGTTCCGCCAGTCCGTCTCGGTCATCCCGAGAAGCATTACACAACCGGGGGTTGTGATGCAAGTGGTCACGGCTGCTCGTTCTCGCGGGTGTCGCGCGCGACCGCCGCGCCGACGAGCCGCTGCGCCGCGGCCAGGTGCCGGATGCACAGCAGCACCTCGCCGCCCGGGTCGACGGCCTCCGCCGTGCACTGCGTGTCGTACGCCTTCAGGTACCGGCACGTGATCCGTCGCTCCGTCATGACGCTTCCGCCCCCCTGTCGAACTTGATCAACGCCGCCAGCCGCAGCCACGACTCCGCCGGGTACACCGCCCCGCACCAGCGGCACGAGATGCTGCGGGCGCCCCGCATCCGCCGCAGGACCGCGCCGCACAACACCCCGTCCTCGTACGCGGCCGGGCAGTTGCCCACGCGCTCCCCGCGGTCCTCGGGCGGCTCGGGGTCCACCACGGACAGCGCGTCCCGCTCCAGGTCGCGCACCTCGCGCGCCAGTTCCCCGGCGGCCGGGTAGTCGGCGGCGATCCAGTCCAGCGTCATCCCGAGCCAGCGGGCCGCGACCCGCACCCGGTGGGCGGGGCGCCCCTCGGCGACGGGGAGGCCCCAGCCGCGGACGCGCTGCACGTCCTCGCGCCAGCCCTCCAGCACGCCGGGCATGTGCGCCACGTGCAGATCGAGGGCGCCCTCGTCGATGGGCATACGCGGGCCGGGCTGCCCGCGGCTGACGCGTTCGGTCGCACCGCGTACGGCGGGCGCCATGTGCGCGGTCAGCGCGTCGTGCAGGGCCGGTAGGCGTTCCAGGCGGGCGGCGGTGGCGGTGGCGCAGCTGCCGCACAGCTGGTCGTCGGTGTCGAGGTCGTTCTCGCACAGCCCGCAGGTGTTCACGGGGCCTCCGGTTCGTTGGTGCGTGCGGCTTGGTTGCGCAGCTTCTGGGCGTGGCGCTGGGCGAGGCCCTTCCGTCGTGCGGCGGCGCGGGCGACGCGCCGCCGCTTCGCTTCCTCGGCTCGGGCGCGGGCGGCGGCGATCCGCTCCGATATGACGTCGTCCACGTTCACGAGGCGCGCCCCGCGGGGGAGTGACCGAGCAAGCGGTCGGCGTTCTGTAGTGCCGTACACGTGTCGGTCACCATGACGGTCGCCATTCGCCGCAGCACCACCCGATAGCAGCGCGAACAGGGGCGCTGCGGGGAGCCCTTGCGCGGGTGCCGGCAGTTCTGGCGCATCGCGTCGTGGAGGGTGGCGACGGCCTGTTCGCCCTCCGTCTGCTCCTCAGGGGTGGCGATGGAGATCGGGATGTTCAGCCGCTCGGCGAGGGCCTGGCACGCGGGGCTCAACGGGGCCTTGATGTGCATCCGGCCGGGGCAGGTGGCGCGGAGGTCGTCGAGCAGTTGGCGGGCGATCCCGCGACGCCGGTACGCGGGCGCGACGTAGATCAGCTCGATGGCGTACCGGGCACGGTCGGCGGAGACGAAGCCCGCGGGCTCGCCGTCGACGTACAGGAGGGCCGTGTTCAGCCAGCTCGCGAACGGCACGCCGGAGGGGACGTGCCCGAGGCGGTCGAAGCCTTCGAGTAGGTAGCCCTCGAAGAGGTGCGTCAGGGCGCTGACGTCCCGGGCGGAGCGGTAGTCGAAGCGCGAGGGGGAGACCTGGGTTTCTGTCATTTCTGTCAGGCACTCCTTAGGTGTGTATCAGAGACTTCTTCTTCTTCTTTTCGCCATGACTTGTCCCAAATGAGGGGGTGCGGCATGTACCTGGGGGACGGCCTCCGCCCCCTCTGACCCTCTGCGCGTGGCTCCTCCGGTACGGGCGCGGCCCACCCGCGGTCCACCAGCACGTCGATGGCGGCGGTCACGGTCTCGGAGGTCACGCCCTCCGGCCCCCAGGCGTTTCCGTCGACCCCCCGCTGCGCGTCCCGGACGCTGAACGGCTGCCCGGCCTGTTCGGTCTTGCGGCGGCGCAGCCACTCCAGGACATCGCGGGCCGGGGCGAGCTGCCCGTCACGGTTCGCCCCCATCAGGTCGAGGCACAGGCGGGCGTGCTGGATGAAGTACGGGGCGAGGGCGACGGCCGCCGCGAACTGCTCGGCCGTGATGCTCTGCGTGGTGCTGTCCTCGTACAGGGCGAGCAGCCCGGCCACGCGCGCGATCTTCCCCGGCAGCTTGCTGCCCCAAGACGCCATCTGGTGCAGGTCCCCGCCCCTGCGCAGCCGCGGCTGAAGGCTTTCCTGGAACTGGTACATGGCCTCGCTGGCCTCGTCGGTGAACGCGATCACCCGCACGAGTCCGTTCTTCCACAGCTCGTCAACGAGCTGTTGCAGTCGCTCCTCCAGGTCCTGCACGAGGCGCCCCGGGATCGCGATGGAGCCGCGCGGGTCCTGGTGGCCGAGGCGGGACGACGGGAAGCTGTACAGGAACCGCTGCACGAACCCGTTGTGCAGCATCTCGTCGTCCTTCTTGCGGCCGAGCTGTTCGAGGATGACGGGCTGGATGAGCAGGCCAACGGCCAGGTGCGCCGACTCCATGGCGATGGAGTCGCGGCCGACGCGGTCGACCGGCATGGCCTTGCCGTCGTACGCGTCGAGCGCGAATCCCGTGTCGGAGGCGCCGCTGTTGTACAGGCCGCCCATCTGCTTGAGCAGCGTGCCCTCGGAGTGGATGACCGCCATCCGGCCCGCCTGCTGCGAAGCCTTCTGCGGCATGGCGGCGGGCGTGATGTCGCCGAACAGCAGCCGCGGCAGCGCCGGGACCGGGCCGAGTTCCGCCAACTGGCGCCGGGCGAGACGGGCCTCGTCCATCTTCAACTTGAAGGCGTCGGGCTTCGCCTTGACCGCGACCTTCTCCGCCTCGTCGAGCCGGGCCTGCGCCACCTTGAGCATCTGCTCCGCCTCTTCGATCTCCGGCAGGGCGTCCTCGCGCAGTCTCTTCTCGATCCGCCGCAACGCGTCACTGAACGGGCCCTCGGCGGCGCTCTTGCGCTCGCCAGCGCCCGCCACCGTGGCGGTCCACACGGACGACGCCTCGGTCCAGCCGGGGCGAATCCGGATCTGCACGCGCCCACCTACGGCGGTCGAGATGGCCGCGAGGGCGATCATCGCCGGAATGTCCGGGGCGACCTGCACCTGAGCGGTGACCGCGTCCACCACGGTCGACAGGCTGACCCCCAACAAGTCCGTGGGGAACGCGGTCAGGGCGGGGCGATCGATCGAGATCGGCTCCTCCCACACCCCCGAGAAGTGCCTGACAGAAATGACGGAATCCCCTTCGGGCTTCACGTCCTCCGTCCACTTCGGACCCGCCATCAGCCCACCACCGCCGCATCCTGCGGGTGCGGCGCGGGCGCCCACACCTGCACGAACTCGGTGTCGTTGTGGCCTGCCGCGAAGTGGTCGGCGGCGTCCTTCCCGGTGCGGGCCTGGACGACGTACACGGAGCGGGCCACGCCGAGCAGGGTCTCGACGACGGCCTCGGCGTGGGCCCGCCCCTTCTCGTCGCGGTCGGCGACGAGGGTGACGTCGGCGCCCTGGAGGTAGGCGGCGTGTTCGGCGGTCCACTTGCCGGCGCCCTGGGCGTTGCAGGTGGCGGCGAGCCCGTGGTCGACGAGGGCGTGTACGTCCTTCTCGCCTTCGGCGATCCAGATGACGCGCTCCTCGGCCTTCGCCTTCAGCAGCTCGGGGAGCCGGTAGGGGACGGTGGCGACGAGGCGGTTACCGCGGTCGTCGGTGAGGCGCCAGCGCCGCCCCGAGCGGGTGTCGTCGGCGGGCCGCCACTGCGCGAAGCACTTGTGGTCGCAGCGGGTGACGCCGTGGACGACGGCGCCGTGCTGGTCGCGGTACACGTACTGGGCGGTCCGCTTGTGGCCGCGGTCGTGGCAGGGAATCCACGTGTCGTCGGCGGGCCGGTCTCGGGGCCGGGGTTCGAGGGGCGCGTCGAACAGGTCGGATTCGGTCCAGCCGAGGGCGGCGAGGAACGCGGTGTTGCCGTCGCACTTGTGGCAGTGGATGACGACGCCGCCGTTGTTGCCGCGGCGGATGGCGACGGTTCCGGGGGAGTCGCCGTCGTGGCAGATGCCGCGGGTCCGCAGGCTGCCGCCTTGGTAGCGGGTGGGTTCGCCGCGGTCGCGGAGGAGGTCCGCGAGGCGGTTGAAGGCTACGGGGTCGTCGGAGTTCACGAACGTCTCTTCTCGTGCAGGTGGCTGGTGTCCGTGAGGGGCCGGGTCCGCGCCGTCGGGTGGACGGCGCGGGCCCGGCCGGGGTCAGCCCGTAGCGGGCGTGGTGTTCCAGGGGTCGGCCGTGGTGGGCGCGGCCAGATACCCGGGGACGGGTTCGGCGGCGGCCTGCCGGGCGAGACGCACCCAGCGGTCGACGCCTTCGACGAACAGCCGCCCGCCGCCGTGGGTGCCGGGGACCTCGATGTCGATGGAGGCGACCCCGTAGAAGGCGTGGGCGATGGCCTGTTCGAGGCGCATGCCGCCGACGCGGAGGGCGGTCGCGCCGATCTGGACGCGTACGTGCACGGCGTCGCCGAGGTGCCGGGACTGCTCGCGCAGGTCGGTGATGACCGCGCCGTGTTCCCAGTAGTCCTCGCTGGTGAGGTCGACGGCGACGACGTGCTGCACGCGCGGATAGGGGAAGGCGGGGTCCGGTGTGTTCACGACGGGTCCTCCGTCCGGTGGACCGGCCAGCCGGGGCCGGGTTGGGGTTCGGGGCGCCCGGCGAGGCGGGCCGGGGTGTGCTCGGGGCAGCGGTAGCCGATGACGTACCGGTGCACGTCGGTGCCGCTGCGGCAGTGGCGCCGCTCGTCGCCGATCCAGTGCCCGCAGTCGGGCGCGGCGGTGTCGCCGCTGGGGCTGTTCACTGCCGCCCCTTCTGGGCCAGGCGGTGCCGGAGGAGGTCGAGTTCGTCGAGGACGTTGGCGAGCGCGGAGGCGCATACGCCGTCGACTTCGGTGTCCTCGCGGATGGGCCGGGCCGGTTCCAGGGCGTCTTGGAGGACGTGTTCGTCGTCGAGCTGGAGGTAGGTGCCGACGGTGGCGGCCTGGGTGTCGAGCTGGGCGTACCGCTCCTCTTCGGAGAGGCGTACGAGGTAGGCGGTGAACAGCTCGTCGAGGGCCTGGGCGCGCTGCACGGGGGTGAGTTGGCGCCATGCCTCGTGTCCGATGAGGGTGACGTCGATGCCGCCGGGGTGGGCCCGGTGCATGGTGGCGCGCGCTTCCTGCATGGCCCCGTACAGGGTGGAGGTCGTCGACAGGTTGGCGGTGATGTCCTCGAACTGCTCGTCGTCGGTCACGCGGCGGCCCCCTGGGAGGTGCGGTTGCTGTGGAGGGCGGCGCGGATGCGGACCTTCTGCTCGTCGGTGAGGGGCGGGGCGGTGTCGACGATGGCGCGGACCCGTGCCCAGTACGCCTCGTCCTTGACGAGGACGGAGGGGGCCGGGCGGCCGGAGGTGGGGTCTCCGGCCGTCGCGGTCGTGGTGCTGTCGCTCATCGGTCACCGCCCGCGGGGGCGAGGGTGTGGGAGAGGATGTTGCCGCCGCCGTCGAGGTACGTGAACTCGACGTCGAGGCCGACCGGGGACGAGGCGACCTCGATGCCGCACACCTGGGTGACGAGGAAGCGCACCATGCGGTCGGCGGTGTCCGCCGCCATGCTGGACGGGACGACGATGATGAGGCGCCCGCTCTGGGTGTGGATCGCGGAGCCGTGGAATGCCGGGTCGTCGATGTCGACCGTGGTGAACTCGGCGCCGACCGCGTCGAGCAGTTCGGGCATGGGGAGGCCGAGGGCCTGGTCGATGGTGACGTTGCGCACGGCGATCACTCCCCGGCCTTCTCGGCGCGGGCGCTGGCGAGCAGCGCCTTCACCTCTTCGGCGGGGGCCTGGGCGGTGTCGAGGACGACATGTACGCCGCCGTCGCCGCGCTCGACGATGCGCATGGGCTCGCCCTCGGGCAGCGGGGCCACGGCGAGGGTGCCGCCCGTGGAGATGATGAGCTTCTTCGGGGGCTTCTCGTGCCAGGCGAGTTCGGCTCGCAGCAGGGGGTCGACGGCGTCCACGGTCGTCTGCCGGGGGTCGTACTTGGCGTGGAACGTGTCGTCGCGCCCGCTCAGGACGGCGAGGATGCCGGTGTCGTGCTGCTGCTCGTCGAGGTAGATGTGCGTGGTGCGGGCCATCTCGTCGACTCGCCTGGCGACGTCGAACAGCTTCTCGCGCTGCTCGGGGTCGGTGAGGGTGTCGGCGTACGCCCGGACGTCTGCGGCGGCGGCCCGCTGGTGGCCGATCCTGGTCGCGATCTCCAGCGTTTCGAGCCGGTCGGCCATGGCGCTCATCCGGACGAGGTGGGCGCGGATCTTGGTGATTTCGGCGCGGAGTCCGGAGGAGTTGAGGTCGGCCCATTCGCCGTCGCCCTCGAATCCGGCGCGGGGGCCGTCGCCGAAGTCGATGAGGTAGACGCCGAGGTAGCTCCTGGAGCGGCGCCCGGTGGGCGCGACGGAGATGGTCTCCGTCTGGTGGTCTCCGTGGTCTCCGGTCTCGATGCAGCCGGGGAAGGAGGCGCAGGCGGCGGAGGTGTTCGCGTCGCCCGCGTGCTCCCCAGCCCGGGAGCCTCGGCCGTGCGACTCGGTCGTGCCGTCGTGTTCGGTGTGGAGGACCTGGGGCCCCTCGTTGAGTGTGGCGATAACCTTGGACATGAGCCTTCTCGCCTTCTACTGAACCGTGGTGGACGTGCTGTTGTGCTCGCGTGACGTCGTCGGGGTGGCCGCCCCGACGACGTCCTTCTTGTTCTCCGGCCCGTTGCCGACCGGACGCTTCCTGTGCTGGCTCTGCCGCGTGCGCAGGATCTCGACCAGCTCCTCGACCGTCACCTCGTAGGCGTCGGCGAGCGCGAGGAGGGTTTCGGTGGCGGGACTCGCTACGCCGCGGCGCAGACGCGAGAGCGTCGACTGCGCGACGCCTGTGCGCTTGGCGATGGCGTAGCTCGTGTGGTCGCCCTTCGCGGCTGCCACTTCGGCGAGCCGCGTACTGGACAGGCGGTAATCGAGCATGGGCGTACTCCCCGTGTTGACTCGCACGCTATTGCGTACGTGCTAACAAGCACGCTACGCACACTAGGTGCGTGCTGGCAAGCACGTTAGGGGATGACCGAATGTCGTGCACGGCGTGTTAGCAGGGCTTTCTTTGTGTTACCGCTGGTCAGTGTGCGTCTTTGCAAGCATGCAAGTACTTGCTAGCGTGGACGTATGAGCCCACGCCACAGCCCCCCCACGTCCAGAGCCGAAGCGTTCGGAGCGTTCGTCTCCGCCGCGGCCCGCGACGCTGGATACGACATCGACAGCCCCCGCGGCGGCGGGAAGAAAGCCCTCGCGGAAGCGGCTGGCATGTCCCATGCGAGCGTGAGTCGCATGCTCGCGGGCATCAGCCTGCCCGACCCCGTGTTCTTCGAAGCCTTGGCGCGCGCCCTCAACGTGTCACTCGGTGAACTCCTGGTTCGGTCCGGGCTCGTATCCGAGGGGGCCAGCATCACCACCAACCCGGCTACGGGCGATATGACCGCCGAGGTTGCTGCGCGCGCCCTGGGGCTCCGTGATCCTCGCAGCATTTCCATGTTCCAAGCCATGGTTGAAAACCTGCGGGATCAAGAAGAGCAGTTCACCGACGAGCCGAGGAGGCGAAGCGCGTGAAGTATCACGAGGGATGTGACGGGTGCGAGAGCCGACGTGACATCAAGGAATTCATTAAGTCGGAAGTTGAGAACGGGAATTTCTCGAAGTGGGCCCATCGGACATACAGGGTAACGCAGGTCTACGGTTACACGATTTCTGTGGCTATGGTGATTTCCGGGTGCCTCAGCGCCTGGACCAGGTATGACGTCTTGCGGGCGCTCGCGGGCAGCAGTGGGAGCGATAAGTACTATGCGATCATGGTTGGACTGATCATGTTCTGGTTGGTCCGGCTCGTTGGTGAGCGAGTTACGGCGTCCTTTGTGATCAGGCGTGAGCGTGCCTTGCTTCGGGAAGAACGAAGGCTGTTCGCGGAGGAGCGGAAGGAATTGGTTAAGGAATGGGAGGAGAACGTCATCAAGGCATACCAAATTGCTTGGGACGGCTTGAGAAGGGAACGGAATGTCGACCCTGCGAACCCGCCCCGACTGCGAGTCGTCCGGCAACTGAACGACGATGACGGCGATACACGGGCCGGATAGCTTGAGTGACAGCGTCCCGCCTGGCTACCGTCGCCCCCGCTTCCAGTCGAAGTCGACGGAGTCGAGGTCGGTGTACGCGCCGCCGGGCATGCGCCCCGGGCGTCCCTTCCGCACGGTGACGGTGACGAGCGCGGCCAGGATCTCGCGCTGCTCCTCCAGCCCCAGGCCCTTCCACGCGGCACGCGGGTCGGGTGTGCCCACGACGACGGCCAGAGGGTCGCGGACCGCGGCGTCGGCGAGCTGGCGCCGTACGCCGTCCAACTGCCGCTTCGCGACTTCGCTTCCCGACGCGAGCTGCGCCGCGTCGATCTGACCGGCGCCGAACAGGCCGGACAGGTCCCCCAGGCGCTGCTGGATCTGCCCCGCCTCCGCCTGGAGGGCGGCGACGTCCACGTTCTCGGCCGCGGGCAGCAGCAGCTCGGCGGCATCGGGGCGGGACATGCGCTCCAGGATCACGTCCGTCACGTGCTCGTCGAGCTTGTCGGCCCGCCGGGAGACGTGCCCCAGGCGGCACCGGTACGACGGCCGTGAGGCGCCCCCGGACATTGAGCACACCATCGGGCCGGGGCAGCCGCAGCCGGGCACCCCGCAGCGGTACAGCAGCGACCCGAGCCAGCGCACCTGCCCGCCCGGTGTCGTACGCCGCCCCGGGTCGGTGAGCAGCGCGACGACGGCACGCCACTTCTCCTCGGGCACGATCGCCTGCCAGTTGCCGGCCCCGATCTCCTCGCCGCGGTAGACGGCGATCCCCGCGTTCCTCGGCCGCAGCAGTACGTCCCGCCACGACTGGTGCGTCCACGCGTTCCCGGCCGTCGTCAGCACGCCCTTGTCGTTGAGGTGCTTCACGCGGGAGCGCAGCGACGCCCCGCCGAGCAGCGCGTCGACCGAGTCGAGGACGCACCGGGCCTCGTCGGGCACGGCCTGGTCCATGTCGAGGACGGGCGCTTCGGTCTCGGCCCCGGTCTCGGCGTCCTTGACGGTGCGCGTCTCGCCCGTGGGCATGCCCCAGCCGAACGGCCGGAGGCCACCCGACCACTTCCCGGCCTTGGCCGCCTGGAGCCGGGCGCGGGCGACGCGCTCGGCCTTGTGCTCGGACTCGTGCCGGGCGACGGCCCCGAGGATGCGCGCGGTCATCCGCCCCGAGGGCGTCGACAGGTCGATGATCCCGGCCTGGCACGTGTGGGTGGACACCCCGCGCCGGTCGGAGATGTCGATGTACTCCTCCAACTCGGTGGGGGAGCGGTGGAGCCGGTCGGTGTGCCACGCGATGACGACGGTGGCGCGCCCGGCGTCGAGGTCGGCGAGCAGCTGCCGGTACCCCTTGCGGGGCTTCCCGGAGTAGGCGGACAGGTCGTTGTCGACGTAGGTGTCGACGATCTCCCAGCCGTTGCGCTCGGCGAGGGCCTGGCAGTCCTCGCGCTGGCGGTCGACGCCGAGGTGCGCGCCGGTCCGGTCCTGGCTGATGCGGACGTAGACGAGGGCGCGGAGCGGGGCTCCGGCGTCGCTTCGGGTGGGCGTCATGCCGTCCAGCATCGCACTAGAGGTGCTGTGGATAAAGTCTCGGGAAGACGACGCTGCTGAGCAGCCTGCTGGGGCTCGTCGGCCCGCGCGAACGGATCGTGCTGGCCGAGGACTCGGCGGAGCTGCGTCCCGACCACCCCCACGTCGTACGGCTGGAGTCGCGCGTCGCCAACCAGGAGGGCATCGGGCACGTCAGCCTGCGCGACCTCGTACGCCAGGCGCTCCGCATGCGACCCGACCGGCTGGTGGTCGGAGAGGTGCGGGGCAGCGAGGTGACCGACCTGCTCAGCGCCTTGAACACGGGCCACGCGGGCGGGTGCCTGCCCTAAGCGTACACGCATGAGTGCAGGTCAGGGGCCTACTCGGGGCCCTTAACTCTCGCGCGCATCCTGACCAGCAAGTTCCCCCAGTCCGCGCGCTGTTGGCTGGTCGCTCGGTCGTCCTTGTCGGCAAGGCTGGTGCGCTTGCCGTTGCCCTTCGGCGGACGCTTGCGCCCGGGTTTGCTCATCACAGTCTTCCTGTCAGCGCGGCAGCGACGATGAAGCCGCACAGTGCCGCTGAGATCGCTACGAATGTCGGCCACGCGATACGGCCCACAAGGCGTTTCACCATCGGATCGGCTCCCTCTTCCCGCCCGCGCACAGGGGGCACGGCACCTTGAACGTGTTGCGGCACGTGCGGCAGCCGAAGAACCCACAGCAGTCGGGACACCAGATCTCCCGCCATTCGGCGCAGCACCCGCAGTACGAGCGCACAGGCGCAGGCGCTTCCGGTGCGACTGTCACTAGTGCCCCTCCGGGTGTCTGCGGATGAATACGTTGCAGTCGCTGACAGTCGTCCCGTCTCCGCTGGCACGCGCCCAGCTACGCACCTTCGCTAGCTCAGCGCATCCGGCACAGCCTTCAACCGGCGCGGGCTCCAACTGGCCGAGTCGCAAGGGAAGTTCACCCGGAGCGCTCGGGTAGGTGTTCGGCTCACTCACGTCCAACCCCCTGGTTCGCTTCTGCCTGATGAGCAGTCAACGACCAGCCACGCGGGGCGCTCCACTGGCTTGCAGCGACTTGCACGCTGATTTTCCGCAGGCGGTCTTGACCGTACGCGTGAACGAGAGACGATGAGTGTGCAAGTCAGAGCAAGAGACCAGACAGGAGCGGGTGACATGTCGCTACGGTTCGTTGGAATCGACCCGAACACGGATGACGAGCACTGCCCGACAGTGTGGGTAGACGACGAAGCCGGGGAGTTGGTCATTCAAGGATGGAAGGTGTCCGCTGAGCTGAAAGCGGCATGCGAGTCCAACACCCCCGCGAAGGGCGGAGTGCCGGACTATGAAGAAATCGTCAGGATTCCGGCCCGCATGGTGCCGATGATCAAGGAAGCGTGCGACACCGTTGAGCATTCCGCCGTTCAGTGAACTTCTGGGGAAATGCCGTAGCTCGGCCGTGCATCTGGAAATGCGCGACGACTACGGCACCAACCCGAGACTAGAAGCCTGGCAGCGTGGCGAACTCGTGAACTGGGAAGACCACGCGGCGTGGTGGCGCCCGTTTCACGACAACATCGCAAGCGCCGTGTCCCGGGGTGTAGTTGTTCGGCGTGCCCGTGTCGTCTCAGAACCAGTGAGCGAATACATCCGCTGGGAACACTACGTGACACGGGCGAACCAGATTGCGGGTGAAGAAGTCCGCTGGCTCCCACGACGCCAGACAACGGACGTGCCCATGCCCGGCAATGACTTCTGGCTCTTCGACGGGACGCTACTTCGGGTGCACCACTTCGCGGGTGACGGGAGTCTAGTCAAGGACGAGCTGACGGACGACGCAAAGGCGTTGAAACTGTGCGCGTCCGCGTTCGAAGAAATCTGGAAGCGTGCAACTCCTCACGACCGATACTCCGTCTGACAGCAAGAACCGGGTAGCCAACTCATGCCTTCGTCTCCATCGTCCCGTGTGCAGGCAGCGAGGGAAGACGTAGCCGCTCGTCTCCGAGAGGCACGGCTAGATGCAGGACTAACGGGGCGTGAGTTGGCTACCCGCTGCAACTGGTCAGAATCCAAGTCATCGCGAATCGAGCATGCCAAAACCCCGCCATCTGACGCTGATATCCGCGCATGGTGCCGAGAATGCCGAGTAGAACACCTAGCGGACGACTTGATTGCCGTTAGCCGACACGCTGACTCAATGTACGTCCAGTGGAGGCGGCTACAGCGAACAGGAATGAAGCAACTACAGGAGTCGGGCGTATCGCTGTACCAGCAAACACGCCAATTCCACGTCTACTGTTCAAATGTTGTGCCGGGATTTTTCCAGACTCCCGGCTACGCGCATGCGTTGATGACTTCTATTGCGCAGTTTCGCGGCACGCCTGATGACGTTTCAGACGCCGTGGCAGCGCGAATGAATCGCTCCCGAGTGATCCGAGAAGGAGACCACCGATTCGCGGTATTGGTTGAGGAATCAGTGTTGCGGTACCGGATTGGAAGTGCCGAAGTGATGGCCGCCCAGCTAGGCCACTTGCTATCAGTCATGGCACTGCCCTCAATCTCATTGGGCATCATTCCATTCACGGCACCCCGGCAGGCATGGCCGCTCGAAACGTTCACCATATTTGACCGTCAGCGTGTCCACGTGGAAACCCTGTCAGCGGCCATTAAGGAAACTCAGCCCAGCGACGTTGCGCTGTACCTCAAAGCGTTCGGGAACTTGAAGGACGCTGCCGCCTACGGGCGGAAGCCCGTTCGCTCGTCACAGCGGCCATTGAAGCCGTGGGCTGAAACACGAAGAGCCCCATACCGGCCGCCAGTCAGGCAGCGGGTATGGGGCTCACAGTCATGCGGCCATTGCAAGGTAACGGCGGCCGGTTCGTTCGGACACTCCGAAATGATCAGCCACCATGCGGCCGGTCACGGGTCGGCCATTGCGGGATTCCAACACGGACATAGCCGCGCGGATGTCCTCAGCGGAAGGCGGAGTGTCCGTGGTGCTGTCCGGCTGGCTGTCAGCGAAGTCCTGCCATATGTCAGCGGGCGGCCAGACGCTCTCCGGGGCCTTGATGGGCTCAGAGTCCGTGGGCACGTCCGGCAGGCTCTCAGAGGGGCGCTCAGGGCTTTCCGCGCGATGCATCCGCCAGACGGTCAGCGGGAAGACGGCATGCAGTCCAGCGGCCACCCAGGTACCAACGGCGGCAAGTTCCTCGGTCGTGAGGACACCAGCCACATTCGCGGACACGGCAACGGACACGGCCAGCGCAACATCCCGGCGTGACCGGACAGCCCAGACCATGTACAGATCAACGGCCACGGGAACGGCCGGGGCAACGGACTTAGGGACGTCATGGGCCAGCGCCAGATCCCGCTGTGTCGCATAGGAAATCAGCATGGCCGCAGCAAGGGCCAGATACCGGACAACGTCCGTGAAAGACAGTCGCTTGGTCATTCGGTGTCGGCCCAATCGGTGACGCGCTGGTGCGCCTCTGGCATCTGGAATTCTTCGATATTGGAACGCTCAGCGAACTGACGCCGGGAACGGGCGGATATGAAAGCCCGGCGGTCGGCCGGGGCGATCTCCCACAGTGGACGCGCTAGCTCTTCGTCGCTGAGCGCCAAAAACGCGGTGAGGCGCGTTTTGTAATCAGTCATAGCCACCCTCAGGGCATAGAAAAGCCCCGGCTACCGAGTGGCGGCAGGGGCTTAGGGAATCAGCGGGGCGGGATCAGTCCCACACGTCAGAATCAGAATCAGCGCCGTTGTCCGGCGCAACAAGTTTCGTGGCTGCGGAAGGTGTAAGGCCCAGCTCACCCGCCAGGCGAATTAGCGCCATACGCGCTTGCGGAACGCTGGACAGAAGCGGGTGACGAACCTTGCTTTCACCACGGGCGCCAGGGACCGTAAAGCCGTCCTCACTGATCTGTCGGCTGATCTCCCGAAGCTGGACGGCCGTGACCACGAACTCAACGGCCGTGAAGCTCTGCGGATCAGTAAGGCCAGCGGAAGCAACCAGGGACGGGACGATACGGGCCCAAGTCTCGGCAGCCTCAGTTCGCATGGTCTCCGCTGCCTTGTTACGGCCGGGAAGAAGGGACCCCCAGTCAGGTTCCACAGGACTAACGGGTGCGAAGCGCACCCCTTCGGACTGCCGGTCCGGGCGAAATGTGCCTTCTCGCACGGACTGTAGGTGTGGCTTTCGATGCGCGGGCATTGTCGAGTGCCTTCCTGGATAATTGTCAGTGTGACGAGAACATGTTGAAGCGCCGTATCAGCGATCGCGCTCCCTCTCGATCTTCCACCAGGGCCGGAGGGGGTCCCCCGCCGGGTGCCAGGGTGGGTGGGTCAGGCTCGGACAGCGCGGAGGGTCAACTCAGCGTGATCGGCGTCGATTTGCAGTGACGAGCCGTAGTCACCGACGGGGACAGTGCGCGTACGTACCTGTCCTGATCGGGGTTCGTGATGCCCTCAGCGATAAGTGCCCTTCGGCTCTTCGGGAAATGTTCAACGGCCACTGACAGCGCACCACGCAGCACGCAATACCCGTTGCGGTAGATGTAGTCCTTGCGGAACGCAGTCCACTGTGGATCGTTGTACCTACTCGATGATGTTCCCTTGTATCGCTGCTTAGTTGCTTGCTTGCTGTGCTCGGGACATCGACCACCAGTCGTTGTCAACTCGGGACAACCAGGCTGAGAACATGGCTTCTTCGGCCTACTCGGCAAGGAGACTCCTAATGGGCTGTACGGCCCCATGCGGGCACAGGGTCGGCTAAGGGCCCTCGATGCACGGCAGGGGCTCACAGCGCCGCACAGGGGGCGGCAAGGTAGGGGCCGTGCCCCCTTAGAGACACGGCCCTATTCGCTGTTCATTCAGGCAAAATGACCGGAGGGAAGCTCATTCGAACCTCGCAGGCGGATCAATGGGGAAGCCATTGGCGTCACGCGGAGTCTGGTCGATGAGGTAACACCGACCGTTGCGCGTTACCGTGGTCATTCCCCGGGGCATCCGATTGCCGTGATAACCAACGGGGCACCGGTCAGACCAAGCGGGGCTACCGTCCGGCAACCGGGGAAAGTTGGGGTAGTCGCCATTCGGTCCGGGGTCGAGAGCATCGGAGGCCACGGCTATTCCACCTCGTAAGTGCTCAGCACGGCAGCCGAGAGGGTGTCCGCCTTCGTACGCCGAAGCTCATAGAGAGCGTCCGCCGTCCAGCGCCGCAGTTCCTCTGCCGGGTCAACCCAGCGAAGCTCAGTGATGCGGGAGTCATCCCGGTCTAGTAGCCGGGCGCACTGTCTGGCATGGTCGCGAAGCTTTTGCCGCGCATCCCGCCGGGCAAGGTAGTCACCAACCAGCGCGGGTAGGGTCCCCGCCTCCAGAGCCGTGGCCATTGCAGCGTGGCTCGGCTTCTCGCCTCTGACGCTGGCTTCCAGCCCCGGCAGGTCAGCTAGGAAGCGGGTGGCGGCTTCATGCTGGGCCGCACGGCGCTGTGCGGCTTCCTGCGCGGCCTTCTCGGCTGCCTCAGCCTCCACCTCAGCCAGCTTCGCGGCGGCAGCCTCAGCGGCCTTACGGGCGCTTTCAAGGGCAGTCATTCTCAGGCTCCATATCCGCGCGCGACGCGCTGTTCGGGGGTTAGGTTGCCAGTGGAAGGCTCAGACTCAGGATTCGGCGGCAGCGCGGCAAGCTGAGTGGCAGCCTTGCGGGCATGCGTGGCATAGCCCATGGACATCCGGACCTCAGCGGGAACGGCGACACCCTTAGCCTCTGCATCCCGAAGCTGAGCCGTAACAGCGTCGGCTTCTTCGCTGGCTAGTGCCGCGAGCCTCCCAACATGCTTTAGGTTGCGCTCCGCGCTGCCCTTGTCTGTGGCAGTGGTGTCCGTGGTGCGCATGTACCAGGGGGTATCTGTCATTTTCTTTTCCTTCTTGGAGTGGATCACCTACGAAAACTGGTAGGTGGGTCAGTGGCGCTCGTCGGCGTTTTCTTCCGCCGGGACCAGCCGACGCAGCACGGCGAAAGCGGCCATTACCTCGGCGCGCTGGGCTGCGTCCCGAGGTGTAGTGGTCTTGCGCTCAAGGATGCTGAGCGCCTGAGCGATCTCATTCACGGATTCGCCTTTCTGTGCTCTAGCGCGCATGCCTGCAATGCCGCCTCAGCGGCTGCAAGTTCGGCCACGTACCTCAAAAGCGCATGTGGCTTGTCGCCCGGCATCGGGCCGTCAGTGTCAATGCGGTCTAGCACAGCGCTTAGCGTCCGAGCGACACGAACTCTAAGCGGAACGCTGCGCGGGGGCATGTCGTTAGGCGTGGGCATGTGGATGTCTCCCGGGTATGGGAACGCCCCGCCGGGGCTGATTCCCGGCGGGGCATGTTTTGGTCTCCCCCGAGATCACGGGGTAGGCGGTGTTCCATCTTCGTACTTCAGGACGACTCCGCGCTTCGTGCGCTTACGAGAGAAGCCGAATCGGTCCGCCAACGCCTCGTTGAGTGCGCGGCGAGACAGCGGGCTGAGTGCACGAGCCCTACACCAGCGCAGGAAGTATTCGTAGACCTCTGCGGCGGGTGCTGAGCTACCCGGCGCCGGGGCAAGGTGCGCGACGAATGCCGGAAGTTCGCTTAGTGCCCTGTCTGCGCCAGTGAGCCGCCGCGTGTACGCCTTGTCCTTACACGCGTTAGAGCAGTAGACGCGAATGCGCCCCTTACCCGTGCGCGGAACGCTGGAACGGCAGACGGGGCAAGGCCCTTCCCCGCGCTGCTCGGCCGTGCGGGGCTTGTGGGGGTCGATCCCTCGCGCCCTCAGTTTGTCCCGGTGCGCGCCTTGCCGACAAGCGGCGGAGCAGTAAAGCGCTTTGGTTGACGGAACGTCTGCGTTCTTTCGACAGCGCGCGTACCGACATGACCAGTCAAACACGGTCACACCCCCGGCTCAATGTTGCCAAGTCCGATCTCTCTTGATCGCCAAAGCGCGTCGCACATCGCACGCATGACGGAGATCTCTTCTGGTAGGCGCTGATTCTCTCGCCTCATCTTCTCCGCGAAGGCAGTCAGCGCTTCCCGCCCCTTGGTCCGGAACGTCCTGTCGTATGCGCGGTGGTGCTTCCGGCACAGCGGGAAGTAGTAAGACGTGTTTTCACTCCACAGGTAGCCGTCGCGGTAGATCTCTCTCGGGTCCGCATGGTTGTAGGCCCAGTCGTCAGCGAACTTGCCGCAGAAGTCGCACGGCTTGTGTCTCGCTGGTCCCTTTACCTCTGCGACAAGGCTGTGAGCGCGGCGGTACTCGGATAGGGCTGCGGGCATGACGTGATGCCTTTCGGTGTGATGCCAAACGAAAACGGCCCTAGGTCCGGGACTCACCACAGCGGGGCATCACTACCGCTTGGGAATCAACCAGACCTAGGGCCGTTGAAGGAGGGTGCGTTACGAGCCCACCTAGCAAAACTGGTAGGTGGGCCTTCCGACGCACGGCGGAGAGCGAACCGGGGTGATGCCGTCCGCAGCGAGCAGGGGGCGCGTGCGCACCAAGTGCTCTCTACTGTGTATCTAGAGAGTGGACTGCCCCTACAGCGCGGAAAGGCGCGATTTCGGGCACAGGGGCCGAGGTTCGTTACGCTTCTGTTACATAGCCGTCGGTGGCGGGGTGTCGTGATGGCTACTAAATGGCGCTTGTCGGAAGCCTCTTGGGGGGTCTGACCAGGGGAAGTGACGGAACTCGGGTACCGTTACGGGTTTTGGGAATAGCACTAGTACTCCTAGTAGAGTCCGCAAACCCATAACAGAATACAACTCTGTCACTACTTGCAGGTCAGAGAGGGTCCGCCCCGCTGTAGCGCCGCCACTTCGTCGCCACAACGACACCAAGGCCCCCAGTGCCCGCCTAAGCGCCCAAAGGCTTCGCGCTGGCTTCCTGGTCCACTGGCCGCGCCAAAGGCGCTCACAGGGCCGCTGAGGGCGCGAGAAAGCCCCGCCCAGCCACAGGGGCCGAACGGGGCTTGGCCCGTATGAGTGTCAGCGGAACATGAAGCTACCGGCCGCCCGCTCTGCTAGCCGCTTCAGCGCCTTGTGCCGCACTGAGGCAATGCGCGCCTTCGGTACGCCCAGTGCCGTCGCTATCTCGCTGTCGCTCATCCGGCCGAAGTTGCCTAGGCCGTAGGTCATCTCAAGCACGGCGCGCTGCTGTGCCCCCAGACTCGCCAGCAGGGTCGTAGCGCGCCTCGTAGCGTCCTTCGAGGGCTTCACGGGGGCGGGGGGTGCCCAGGTGCTCCGGGAAGTCCTCAGGGGGTCTCACGGCGCTTCGTACCGCTTTCGCTGTAGCGGTGCTCATGCGCCATGCCAACTCGCCGGAACACGCCAGGCGTTCCGCTTGGTCTTCGTCGCCGTCACAACGCTTGAGTGCGGAAAGCCATAGCTTCGCCTCATCCTTGCTGATTCCCGGGTACCTAGCGGCGTAGCTCGCGTCGCGCATGGCGCCGGTCATCGTGCGGTCAGCGAACGTGAGGAACTGTGCGCGCGTGTTGCCCGCGAAACGACGGAGAGCCAACCAAAGTGCTTCTCGCCCGACTTGTTCGAGGTCTTCGGCGTTGTAGCGGTCAACCAGGCGTGCGCGTGCCCGCACAAGCCCCTCAAGGGCCGTAAGGATGGCTGTCACGGCTTCCGGGTCCCCTGCTTGCGCTGCCCGTAGTTGTGTCTCTGTGAAGGCGCTCATGCGGACAACCCCTCTTCCCTCGCGATGGCTTCAAGGTGTGCGCCTGCCGGATCAAGATCCCGCCACCAGGCGGGGCCCTCATAACTCGGTTTCACTCGCTGTGGATCGAACCGCTTAGGCGCACCCGCCTTTGCCGGATGGACGATTACGCGCGCGCCTAGATCAGCGAGAAGTGCCCGGCGCCCTGTGTCGTCTCGCCGCTGCCACTCGTCGGCAATGGCCCCCCCGGCGTCAACCCAGCGGCCTGAGGCGTGCTCCGCTTCTGCTGACAGTTCGCGCTGACGAGCTTCGAGGGCGTTGAGCTGCCCGATAGCCACGCGTGCCGCCGCGCCGTTCGGGTCAAGTTGTGCGAGGTTCCCGGCAAGGCGCTCGATTTGCCCGCTGACTTCGCTGAGTTGGAGTACCGCGCTGCCGTCAGCCTCAGCCCAGCGCATGAGCGCGAAGGCCCCGAAGCGCTTCAGATAGTCGGCGGTCACGAGTTCGTCCAGGTACCGGGCCGTGATGACGTTGGGCTTGTGGATTCCTCGTTTTCCGACGCCGTTTCGACATACGTAGGTGCTGTAGTCCTTGCCGTTCACCGCGCGGCGCTGCCTGTACATCGGCCCTTCGCATTCGGAACACAGTGCCACGTGTAGCAACAGCGCCTTACCGCTACGGGGAGCGCCCCGTCCCTTGGCCTTTCCGTCAAGGACAGCGCGAACCGCTGACCAGACTTCGGCACTGAGGATTTCCGGACCGGCGGATACGGGACTGCCATCGTCGTCGAGTACGGGCTGATTGCTGACGGCGCCGCGCTTCGTCCCGGGCACGGCCTGCACGAGCCAGCCGCGAAGTGCCGGGGTGTAGAGCACATCGCGCAGTGTTGTCAGGTGCCATTTGCCGCCGCGTAGCTTTCTTCCGTCGCGCTGTCGTGCGTGCTCCGCCGGGGGAAGAACTCCGCGCTCGTTGAGTTCACGGGCAAGCCCGGCCAGTGACGCACCATGGTTCACGAGTCGGTCAGCGCACTCACGGATGATTGCCGCCGCTGGCTCGTCAATGATCCATCGCTTGTTGTTCACGGGCCCGCAGACCATGTAGCCGTACGGCGCCAGCCCGCCCAGGTGGTTACCGCGCTTGCGGAAGTAGACCTTGCTCGCTGTGATTCGAGCCGTGATCATGTCCCGTTCGTACTCCGCGAACGCTGCAAGAACATTGATGATGATGGACGAATTCTCCGGGCTGACCACCCCGTCAGCGGTGACGATTGTCGTTGAGGTGGAGTCAGCGGCACGCAAGAGCCGCTGAAATTCGAGGACACTGCGCGCGTACCGGTCCAACTTCGCGGCAAGTACGTAGTCAGTGCGGGGAAGCCACGACAGGACTTCCCGCATCCCTTCGCGGTCTTCAAGTCTGCTTGCTCCGCTGACGTTGGTGTCCGTGGCGACGTGGACGACTTTCCACCCACGGGCTTCCGCGTAGGTGCGGCAAGCGTTGACGCGGTGGTCCGGTGCCTCTTCCGCGAACAGGCGGGACAGTCGGTCGTAGATGACGCACGTTGGTTGTCTCAT